TTCCTTCAAGTTGGGTATTTGCTTGTACAACTGTTCCCAGAATATTTCATTTTCATGCCACTTGTTGTTGAAAGCAGCTTTGTCCCATTGCATTTGTCGCTTTACTTCAGGATCTTCCAGTTGCGGCTCTAGCACTTTCCAGTCTTTTACCCACTTGCTGCTATCATGCGGAGAACACATTACACACTTGATATTACAAGTGTGTCCTAATCTCAAATCCAAGTATTGCAGTTCATTTTTGTATGTACCATCTTGATGTGTGTTGTTCAGCAGTTCTTCTACATCAAGTCCACGCTCCATCCATGTGCCTGTTTCCCACAAGCGTTTGCTAACAACACCTTGTGACTCTTCTGCAAAGCACTTGGTACAACTTGCTGGTACTGCACCTTCCATCATGGTTGTGCGTACACTTTTCATATAATCGCTGTTCCACGCTTGCATAGGAGTAACAGTATTGAAGTTGATAGGATCACCGTTTTGCTGTTTGACTAATCCTACCGTGTGATCTGAACCTGCACCACTAGCATTAGCACTGCAACACAATCGCATGTCTCCGTTGGGTCTTGTTGCCATGTGTATCCACGGCAATGCACAAAATGTTGGAGTGGTTTTTTCAGCAATAGTGTTTTGCACCATTGCAATCAAGTCTTTGTTCATTTTTCTCCAATCAAAAGGAATCGATTGTATAAAGGCAGTTCTAAAGTGTCATGCTGTTTTATATATCTAAGTTTACTATGTTCATAAAAATCTACTACATTGGCAAAGCATCTAATGTGTTCAGGCAAGTCATAATAGTTATTGCTTTGTAGAACTATTAAACTAGTCGAAGGCACTTTAGATAACCATTTATCATACTGTTCTTGACTAATATGTTCTGTGCTTGTATTGATAACAACATCAGGATCAAACTCATATTCATATTCACACATATCAGCAGTAATAGCATTAAACTTGCCTAACATTTCTTGTCTTTTACAAATCATATTTGCAGTTTCTACGCAACTTGAATCAATGTCTACACTGCGAATGTCATTTATTTTCATATTGCTGTTAAATAACAAACTTGCAAGCACGCCATTCCAGCCGCCATGTATTACTATATTGAGAGGTTTGTCGGGTACATGTTTAGATAACTGGTTTACAAGCCATACTTTGCTTTTGAGTTGTCCTTTCCAAAAACTTTCAAGTACACCAAAGTGATTTTCACTGTTGCGTATTGCATCCATCCAAAATGCTACATCATCTAAATCTACCAGCATGTTTTAACCATACTTTTTTGTATCTTGATAAAGTGTTTTAGATTGTGTTTTCTTATTTGTTTAGTCATACTATTCATTTCTGCAACACTATATTTTTGTTGTGCTTCATTTAATGCATCGATTGCACTAAACAATCGAGTGCTTTCATCTTCTGAATCATAGCTTTCGTTTATTATACACGAAAATGTTTTAAAGCCAAGTTTTTTTAGGTATTGAAGTGTATTTTTTGGACCTATTACTATAAATGCTTGTTTGCATACTATAGGTTTCCACATTTTTTCACTAAGGAATATATGATAATGTTTTTGATGTACAGTATGATAATGAGTTTCAGTAACTATATTAAAAAAACAATCGTTATATATTCCTGGATTATAATCATGAGGTCTACAACCTGCTGAAAAATCCTCTGTATCGATATTTAAAGGTAGTTTTTTCCATAACTCTGTTTGTTGTGTTTTTAAAATCTGTTTATGTTTGTCTGAATAGTTATGACTATAAGGAAACAATAGTTGTTCAGGTGTAAGTTTGTTTGTATCTTTTTCATAATGATTATCTAAACAGCTTACCTTACCTATGTTAGGTCGTAACAAGTTTAAGTGATTTAGATAAGCAACAGTTTGCATACGATGCGCTCGAGGACGATTGTTTAAACAACAATATACATAGTCTTTTGTATAAGGTATATTATCTAATGGCTGATCATAATAGTTGTCGTATACTCTATGATACCATTCGGGATAATAAAATACTTGAAATGTTTTTTTAAGTTTTTTTTCACGTAACCAACGATTATATTCAGCTTCTGCTTGATATAATCCTGTAGCAAAATATATTTTGTTTATACAATCGTATTTTTGTGTGCATTCATAAAGATCTGGAAAATATCTTAGTGCATATCCTTCTAAAACATCAGAAAACAATACATAAACATCTTTATTGTTTTTTGCTTCTTGTATTTTATCTTCACAGTTGAATATATTTGCAATAGGAACTATAAAAAAATATTTGCCACTAGGATTAGCTAACCACTCACTATATTTTTTGGTGTGTAAGTTAAACGGTTCAATGTATCTTGTGTGTTTTACATCGCAATAGTTTATTTTATTATTTGTTTCCAATGGTGAATGGTCCTATCTATTCCTTCTTCATAGGTAATTTTAGGTGCCCATCCTGTAACTTCGGTGATTTTATTGTGGTTACTGTTTAGCCACCAAATCTCTCCATGTCGTGGATCTTTTGTATCCCAGTTGATTTGTCCATTCCAATCAAGTTTTTCAGCAATATATTCTGCACAATGTCTAATTTTGCGGGGATCGTCTGGCCCAATAGTAAATATATTTCCTTTAACTTTATCGCCATTAGTAATAACTGCCATCCATGCATCAAGCAAATCTTCAATATAGATAAAGTTTCTATAAGGTTCACTATAACCTAGGTTGCAAGTATCACCTTTAAGCATTTGACTAATAATCTGTTCAGTTACAAAAAAGTCGTTATCTTTACGACCATACGCATTTGTTTGTCTAAAACTTGCCCAGTTCAACCCGTATGCTCGTTCTGCATACTCTAAGTATTTTTCACAACCATATTTTGCAACTGCATATGGAGCATTAGGATGAGGAATAGTATTCTCATCAAATGCTACACTATTTACATATGTACCTGTTACTTCTACTTCGTCACTAATAGGTTGCCAACCATAGACTTCCATTGTGCTTGCAAACACAAAGTACGGCATAGGATCAACTGCTCTACAGGCTTCAATAAGATTTACTGTTCCTACATAGTTTACTTCGCTGAAACTTACCTGTTCATAAAAACTTTTTTGCACTTCGGTTCTTGCAGCCAAGTGAACAACAATATCAGGTTTGATTTCTTTAACTTCTTGTTGTACACCTGTGTGATGTGTTAAATCACTTTTCAGTTCAAATACTTCACCTATTGTTTTAAGTCTTGGTAGTAAATGTTGTCCGATAAATCCGCTCGATCCTGTCAATAATATTCTCATGTTAACTTTTTAAAAACTCCATTAGTGGTTCATAACTATTTACACATTCCAAATAAGTTTGCAACTGTTTGTGAACATCTGTATTATTTTTACAAAAACTTTCAAAGCCTTCTGGAACAAACCGTTTAGTTTTTAAATGGTCTAAATAAACTTCAAAGTTATACTCAGCAATATCTTTAGTAACATTATATAATTCGTGTTTATCTATCAAACAAAGATCACGTACTTGTTTTATAAACATATCACATCTTTTTTCATCGTGTATTTCTTTATCAAACTTATAATCAATAATATTATCAAAAAGTTTAAATCCTATATTGTTTAAATACATATTAGAATATGGTGCTCCCCATATTAAAAAAGGCCGTTGATGGTATATTGCTTTATAAGTTTTTTCAGTTATAAACAAACAGTCTAAATTGCTTTCACTGATAACACTGAAAACACTATTAGCAAACTCATTAGGCGGTACAAATATATCACACATTCCGTTACTTTGATGAAACTTTTTGTCAAAATTAAGATTTTTTGGCTCCCAATATTTAAAATCCCATAAAGATTGGTAATCTTCATAATCAAACTCATGCCAACTTATATAACCATAGTCAAATAAACCTTCACCATACAACTTGTCTATAAACATACTCCTCCACCAATGAGGTCTGCCGTTTAGGCTTACAAAATGTTTATCAAGTTTTGTTGGATCAGGTTTGATAGGATATACACCATGCTTGTTTCTAAATGCAAGTCTATGTGCAAAATAATTCTCCCAATGTTTTATATCAAAATCAATGTGTTTATATCTAAAGTTTAAACGTTTATCAGTACATGCTCCATAGTAAGATGTAACTTTTATATTTTTTAGTTTTGCATACTCTAATGTTTTGTAAACTGCCGACGAAGAGCCTCCTAAAAGAACAGGTTCCCATTCTTCAGGAGCAATAATAATAATTTCTTTTGTTTGTGGATTATCAATACATTTCATTACTTGTTCAGGTGTATTAGGTCCCCAAGCATAAAAAACATGTGTTCCATTATTTTGATGGTATTTTAACTCATACATAAATATACTTATGTTTGAAATAGTTAATGAGTTTGAAAATGCGATTGCAGACTTTTTTGGAGCGCCGTGTGCAGTAAGCACAGACTGTTGTACTCATGCTATAGAGTTATGTTTACGGTATAAAAAAATCAAAAAAACCACTGTTCCAAACCATACATACCTAAGTATTCCTTTAACTCTTAAAAAACTAGATATAAGTTTTAGTTTTAACAGAGAGCAATGGACTGAGTATTATAAACTATCAAACACTAATATTATTGATGCTGCTACACTTTGGAGGCAAAATAGTTATATTCCTGGCACACTTATGTGTATAAGTTTTCAATACAAAAAACATTTAAGTTTAGGTAGAGCAGGCATGATATTATGCGATAATGTAGTAGATTGTGCGAACTTATTAAAAATGGGATATGACGGTAGACACAGAAATGCTCCTTGGCCTGAACAAAAAATAACTAGTATGGGATACCATTACTACTTAACTCCAGAAACTGCACAACTTGGGTTAGACAAACTGCCAGATGCTATACAACGTACTCCAAAAATTTGGTCTTGGAAAGATTATCCTGATATATCAAATAACTATATCTTCAAGGATATACCTGTTTCTTGAATATTTTTTTAAATCTTTGAAGTCAGATCTCAAATACAAGTTGTTATGTATATAATTATAAACTGGGTCAAGATTTGTTACTATATCATTTTCTATAACAAAATCTTCAATCATGTTTGAAAATAAAGTAAATCTGTCAAGTGTTTTTTCTCTTATTTTCCATCCCAGTGACGGATAAATCCAATCTTTGACTTTTTGCATATGGCCTTTTATATCAGGATGACTATCTTGTAATTTTCCAAACGGTAAGTTAGTTTCAAACATATGCCAACTGATTTCTGGAAGTTCTTTTTCATAAAAATGCTTTAACATGTCCCATTGTTCAGAATGATCAAAAAATATAGCTGCCTCATTTGTATAAGGTGTAAAGCTGTGTCCTTGCCATATAATATTATCTTTATACAGTTTATTTACATATATAATTGACGTCATATTTTTAACTAAATCGTTTTGCATACTCCAATGATTTGTTAGCCATGTTCTATTATTGTAAGGACTACCTGTGTTAAAAACACTTCCATGAGCTTTCCACATTCCATTGTCAAATCTATCCTCACGACTAAAACTACTCCACAATATCATTATTTTATCGTCTGGTGTAAACTTGTGTTTTATATCAGCTTCGAGTATTCTGTGTTGTATTCCTACATTACCTAAGCCTGCTAAACCAAAATTGTAAAGTTCTAACTCTTTATCATATGCAATAATGTTTGCCCATGTTGGCCACATGTAACTTGTAAAACTACAACCAAAAGTGAATAATCTACTCATATAATGTCCTTAAATATAGTATGAATATTTATAGCTCAAATGAATGGGATCCATTAAAGAAGGTTTTAGTTGGCGTTGCAGACTACTGCCGTATTCCTGAAATGGACAAAAGTCTACGTTGTATAAACTATGCAGATAGACAGGATGTAAGTGATGTAAAGGCTGGTCTATATCCTGATCAAGTTGTTGAAGAAAGCAACGAAGATTTAGATAAGTTTGTTGCTTTTCTCGAAGGCGAAGGCGTTGAAGTTGTTAGACCTAAACGTACACCTGATGTTGAATACTACAACTATTGTCCTCGTGATACTGTATTTGTTCATAAAAAAGGATTTCTTGCAACGCCGATGAGTTTGCGAGCAAGAAGGAGAGAGTTTCATCATATGCTACCCCACATTGGAGGCGTAGAACTAAGCCCTCAATATAATAATGACGACCTCTACGATGAAACTTGTGTTGGCGATCCTGATCGACTAGCACTTACTGAAGTAGCGCCTTGCTTTGATGCTGCTAATGCTATTCGTGCAAATGATGACATTTTGTATCTAGTAAGTAATAGCGGAAACAAAGCAGGTGCTGCCTATTTAGATCAATGGCTCAATAAGCCTAGATATGATTTTCAAGAATGGGGTGATAAAAAAGTACATACACTTGAAAATGTTTACAGTTATATGCACATTGATAGCACTATTGCATTTTTACGTGAAGGACTATTACTAGCTAATCCAAGTAGAATTAAAAGTAAAGATGTTTTGCCTGGTCCGTTCAAGGATTGGGATATTATTTGGGCGCCGGATCCTGTTGATGCAGGACATTATCCAGGGCTATGCAACAGTAGTATTTGGACTTGGAATGTAAACTTGTTTAGTGTTAATCCTAATCTAGTTGTATTAGAAGAACATCAAGATCCTACACGTAAAGCACTAGAAGCACACGGTATTGAGTGTGCTATGTTGCCATTGCGTCACGCACGTACATTAGGCGGTTGTTTCCATTGCTGCACACTAGATCTTATGCGTGAAATCGGGTAACGAAAGCAAGCCTTTTAACTTTTCTACAGTTTCTTGATGCCATTCTTTTCCGTCATGCATCATGTCTCTTGCTTTCATAGATCCATTTTTACATCTAATAACCCATAATCTATATGGACTATTTAATATACGTTCATGATCCATTTCCCATGAAAAATTTAAAACAGGAACATTCATGCTTTTCCACAATAAGTTAAAATGATCAAACCATAATCTATTAGCAAAATGTAGCTCACCGTAGTCCATGATATATCTTTTTCTATACCAAGTTCCGTCTATATCTCTCGATTCTGCACGATCAGTGAACCGATAATCATTGTTATTGTGATAGATAAAACTTTTGCGTGTATGTGCTGGCCATTGTACTATAACAATTTTAGGAATAGGAAAGTTATTTTTAATCCATTGTGATGCTTGATAGCACTGAATATCACAACCGGTACCTTGATTTGCTGCATTATACACATCGGTTTCTAAATATTTTGATATTTTCCAAGACCAAGTTTGATCGTGGTGTAATCCTACACCTTCGGTATAACTACATCCAAATGTTAAAACAAAATCATGAGACAAATCGGCAACCGATTTTGTTCTGTGTCCATATTCGTTAAATTTATATTCAATATTTACACCAGCCCATTCCCAACTAGGATTTCGTTTACATTCTCTGTAATAATCGTCTTGTTCTCGTTGAGACATAAACTTCATAGTTTTGTTTATTCTTTCTGGATTAATAAGTAAACCGTTATCGTGTAACTCCATTTGATGTTCCTATAAATATCTAATATATTTAATGTTAAAGGACTTTATATTTTGACAAACTGGTTTATGGGCATCTATTTTAGACCAAAAAATAATCTTTTACCCGAACTTATATCAGAAACAGGCACAAGAAGACCTATGACAGATATCAGTACCATAGATCAACTTGTTGATTTAATCAGAGAATCTAATATTACTGATTCTACTCATCCTATTGCAGTGTTTAATGGCACTCATACTATAGATCATTTAGATAGTTTATTGATTTCAGAACAACACAAAAAGATTTTGCAAGAAAAAACAATCGGATTTTATTTTTATGAACCTTTGACACATTACAAATATAATCCTAATGGACATAAACAACCACACATTTTAAAAATAGATAACGCACCCGAAGAACTTAAAGACATTAGAGCATATGAACTAGATAGTCTAAACGAATGGGCAACTAAACACAATTTTAACAACGTAAATGTTTATTGTACAGATTACAAATGTTGGGAGTATTATCAACCTAAATATCCTAATATAAAACTACTATCTATGGACTTATTTGTAGAATGGTGGACATGTCATGTTAAGTTAAGAGATAGAAAAAACTTTATACAAAATCGAGAAGAAATGCCTCCGGAGTTTTTTCCTGAAAAAATAGTAAAAAAGTTTTGGAGTGGAGCATGGAGATATGATCCAAGCAGACATTTTATCACAGCATTTTTAGCAGGCAAAAATATGCTAGATACAAATCATGTTAGTTTTTATTATGGCATGTCAAACGAGGATATGAAAAGAAGAATGTGGTTTCCTTGGAAAGAGTTTGAGTTACGACATCCTGCACTGTCTAATATTTTACTCGAAGGTAATACAATTTTACAAGAAAAAGTTCCTTTAAGTTTTGCAGTTAACAATCCTGCTAAAAAAGGAGCAAATGATAGTATTGAGCCTGAGGATAGTGGCTTAAACGCAAGAACTACGCACGATCCAACAGATACCTATTTTGAAAGTTTTTGTGCTATTGTTCAAGAAAGCAGAGTTACACAACCGTGGCCTAACATTAGCGAAAAAACTCTAAACGCAATAAAAAGTTATAGACCGTTTTTACTTTGTGGAGCACCTGGTGTTTTACAAATGCTAAAAGACATGGGCTTTAAAACATTTGACAAATACTGGCCAGAAGATTATGACGATATAATATCAAATAAAGATAGACTTGCACGTATTTGCGAAATAATAGAATACATTGATAGTTTTACAATAGAAGAAATGAAACTAATGTATCAAGACATGGAAGAGATCCTTATACACAATCATAACAACATAAAGTCAATACCAAACTTTTATGTTAAAATAAATGAACAACTAGGTGAAATAATCATTGAATAGTTTATCTGCCCAATATTCGTGTGCATCTTCTTTATGATGCCAAAATTTTTGTCCAGATATATCAAAGCCTTTATCTTTACAATGTTCCCAAAAACTTTCTTCTGGGTTATCAAAGTTTTTAAACCTATTTCTATCTATTTTATTTCTGTAAAACTGATATCTACCTCCGTTTTTACATGCTTGAAATGCATTTGCAAAAATAAAGGGCGCTTCTATATTTTTGATAATAGTTTGTGTTTGTATAATATTTAAATATCTTTTTACATACCAATGAGTACTACTGTAAAATAAATGTTTCCTTAATACCTTTTGATTATTATCAAACTTTTTTGGAAACAGTTTACTAGAATGATCATGATGTACATGTCCAGCCTGTTTATCTGGAACATAATCTACAAAATCGTATACATCATTTAAACTATCATCAGGTGTATCATAAAACATTTCTGTTCTATGTTCACCTGTCCAATGTATTAAAAACAAGGTATTTTTTGCACGTCGAGGATTATCTAGTATATAAAATAAAGTTGTTCTAGCTATGTAATCATTACTAGCACCAGGTACACTTAAATCTGTTTTATCTACACCTAATCTATTTGCTAGTTTAGCACCAAAAGATCGTTTTCTGTTTTCAGGATGGTCTCCTAATCCACTTCTAAAAATTTCACTTCCGGCTGCATGACTACAACCATTGATTAATATGTTTGTAAATTTGTAGTCAGACAAACTGGCCATTCTCCTCTATTATTTTTAATAACTTCAATATACATATCTTTGAGATTTACTAATCCGTCAGTTGTATGTCTTTCATAATAAAACTTGTTGATATTACCTAAAATAACTTCAATTTTATCCATGTGGATATAAGGAGAGTTTAAACTAGCACATGCATAAAAATCATGTATGCGTACATTATCATTATCATCTAAATATGCATTATGAGGATAAAAGTTCATTTTAATCATATTATGTTTTTCTAATGCATCGAGAACATCATTTACTTTATTTGTGTAATCATTCTTCCATTTGGCTTTTTCTATTAAATGATTTAAACTTGTATCATACCATTTGAAAAATATCAGTTGTTTCTTTTTATCGATATCAATAATCTCTGGAGCAAACTTTTCTTTTTGAACATGCTCTAGCCATTTGCATTCATTTTCAAAAAAGAAATCGATATGTGCTTGGGTATATCCTGCTCTATCAAAAAAGTATCTGCGATCATATTGATATTGCATACAAAATATGCTTTTATTTGGACTAATGCGAGGAACATAAACAATGTTAGGACGTACCATTCCTCTGTTTTGATACTTATAAAATATTTGCCATTCTTCTATATTCATAATCGTTCTTTTGGTATAATAATATCAGTTCCGCAATGACAATGCTCTTTACTACATATAACAGGTCTTGTAGTAAATTGCAAGTCTTTATCTAAAATATTTCCATGATTTCTTCCAACACCGCAACTTGCACTTGATATTTCTCCTCTTGGATTAATAAAAAGAGCATCATCTACAAAACATTTCCAGCCTTTAAAAAAGTTTTGTCGGGCAGCAATAATCTTGTTACTGTTAATAGGTTCAATAGTATCAGTATAATGTGCCATGCTTACAGCTTTGTTTGGATTGTAAGGCTTGGGAAGTTTTTCAACAGTTTCAAACTGTGCTTCTTCTAAAAACTTTACTTTTTCAGGATCACTGTACTCCCAAGGTCCTGCATTCACACTCATTTCATCAAACAGAGGTGTCCATTCTAAGTTATAGTTTGGTACTTCTTCTCTTACCCGATTTCCAAACTCAACAATCTCCCAAAAGCGTTCTTCGTGCATCAGCATTTTTGTACACAAATAGTTTACTTTGTCGCACAAAAACTTTGCGTTTTCAATATACCTTTCTTTCTTACTAAACTCTACATGAAAACTTGCAACAATGTCATTAAACAAATGATAATGTTGCTCCCAATATTTTTTTGGTCTACTAAGATTTGTGTTTACACTAACTGTTAAACTATCACCTAACCAATCTTTTAGGTATTCTGTAAGAGGAATAAAGTTTTCCCAATGTGTTGGTTCTCCTCCGCTGTAGAATATTTTAAAATATTTGTATCCTTTGTCTTGGTAAGTTTTAAAAATCTTTGTTACATTTTCAATATATTGATCTAGGTTACCATTATTTCTAACATCTCCTGCCCAGTTACCTGGATTGCAATAAGTACACTGAAAGTTACAAAAGTTGTTTACTTGCCAAGTAATACAAGCATACGGTTCTGCCATAGGTGTAATTTTTAGTAACTTAGACATAGTTTCTTAACCATTCCATTTCAGGAAATGTGCTCCAAAAATCTTCTCCACGATATTGATCTAATCTATGATTATTGTCAAAAAACTGCTTTAGTTTTGATTCATTTAAAGTTCCAGCGTTGAAGAACTGAATAACACTATCAATCTTTCCAATAACATCTTTGATTATCTCAGGCTTAGCCATTGCTCGATCTTTAATTTTATCAAATGCCCATGCCTTGTAATCAATATATTTACTTCTTAGTTCTTGTTTATAATGCTCAGGTATATAATCAACTCGCATAAAATCTGGACCAGTTAACATGTTAAGTCTGCAATTTTCAATATCAACTAAACCACGCTCAACCCAGTCCATGTGAAAGTCTGGCCAGTTCCAAACATTGTACAAACTTATAGTTGGTGTTAATTCGAAATGCACATGTGGTACTTCTTCAATCATCTGTAAACGATTACGTTCAATCTGACCCCAATCTGTTCCATGACGACTATATTCTGCTCGTGCGCCGTTGCAATCTAAACTTGCACTAACATGTATATCGTTAAACTGCTTCCAATATTCAAGAATACTTTTACGTTTGTACTTAAAATTACTGAAGTTTGTAGTGTAACGTAATGCTACATCAGTTTTATTAGTTTCTAACCATTTATCTAATATCTTATAATGTTCTTCGGTAATAAGTGCTTCGCCGCCTGCAAAATAAACTTCTTCGCAATCCGGCAAGTATTTTTGTAAATCTTCCCAAAAGTTATTCTTTTTTGCAATATTAATAATAATCTCGCCATCATTATTAAGTATATTTGCAACTTCATGTTTACCATATAGTTCACCGTGTTCTTTAGCATGTAGACTGCTAAGTTCAGGACCACAACTACGACACTTCATGTTACAAATATTACTAAATCTTACATCTAAATATACCATACGCATTTCGTCGATACTACCATCGTTGTTAGTTTGCCGCACTAAATCAAAATGTTTATCTCCATACCAATGATTGTGATTTTTACGAAGAGTCCACACATAGGTCCTATCTTCTAACTCGTAACAACGTCTACAACAATCAAGTCTTTCTCCATTTAGCATAGCAAGACGCAGTTCTTTATATCTATCACTGTTCCACGCTTCTTCGATACTACTTTGTTTTAAGTTAGCAAAAGGCTGATCGCTGTCTGCAATACAACAAGGCATAACTCTGCCATCAGGCCAGGCATGCATATGAATCCATGGTAAAATGCAAAATGCTTTGTTTTCTTTTAATAAATGTTCTTTATCCATCCATCATCTCCGCAAGTTCTGGAAAAGTTTGACAAAAGTCTTCATTTCTTATCTCGTCACGTCTTTGTATATGATGTTGAAACTGTTGTTTTTCATTGTCCCAAGTGTCTTGTTCATTTGCAAAATTCATTGCATCCTTAACGTGTAGAGATGGCCACCATCCATCTTTACTCATAAAGTCGTAAAGTTTTTGATTGTTACTATTACCAATTTCTTTTAGACTTACTGGCAATGCATGAGCACAAAAATAAGAAGGTGTTATTGCTCTATATATACTAATACTATCTTTATGTCTAAATAAATCTTTGTTCATTAAGTATGTAAAAAAATCAGCCAAAGTTCTATAATTAAATACACTTAGTACTGTGTTAAACTGGTAATCAATGTAATCTAAATTCCTAATACTTTTTAAGTTTTCTTCAACAACAGCCCAATCTGTTCCATGCCTCAAATATTCAGCACGTTTTCCATAGTGATCTAAACTAGCACTTATTTCTACTTTTTTAAATCTACTCCATAAATCTAATATATCATATTTTTTATATTTGAAGTTGCTCATGTTAGTATTATATCGCAAAGTGATTTGTTTATTATATCCACCTTGTATCATTTCTTCAAGTATTTGATAATGTTCGTCTGTAATCAACGGTTCGCCACCGGCAAAATATGCCATGTCCATATGACATACTTGAGATTTTATTTCTTCTAAAAGTTTACCAGATGAATCGGCGTGATTGATTATTCTATAGTTAGGCGGAACATGATCATGCTGTTTCATTTCTTGCGCCCATTGACTACTAAACTCTGCACCGCAGGTCCTACATTTAAAGTTGCAAATATTACTAAATCTAACATCAAAGTAACGCATTTTGAAATCTGCAACAGTTCCATCGTCTTCAGTAGTTGGAACTACTTCGTCAAAATATTTACTAAAGTTTTCTAAACTATATGTTCTAAAACTAAAAGGACTGCTTTTTTCATGTTTGTAACAATATTCACAAATACTGCTTTTTTCATCATTAAGCATTCTCAAGCGTAGTTCACGCATAAGTTTATCATTAAATATTTCAGACAAAGGTTTGTTTTTTACATTATCAAAAGGATCAGTATAATCACTGCTACAACAGGGATAAACATCACCCTTTGGGGTAACGTTTAAATGTATCCACGGAAACATGCAAAATGTTTTACTATTTAATAACTTTTCTTTGTCAAAATCCATTTGCTTCCTTACATAGGTCAAAGAAATCATTCATTTCAGGAAAGGTAGATTCAAAATCTACGTTACGTCTACGATCTTGTTCTTTAAAAAAGTTCCAAAAATCTCGACGACCTTCTCTAACTCTATCAGGAGTATATTCTGTAGACCTCATGTAATCAACTACACGACGAAACTTTTCGTACTCTAATTCACTAAAATGATTTTTACTACCTTCTTGTACATTTTCTCTAATAAACTGTAAATGTTTTTCCATATAGGGCAGGTACTGCTCTTTAGGCAAAATATTTATATCATATTGCAACGGCTCTTTTAGATATGGTGTATCAAAATGAATACGTTGCCATCTGCCACTGTTTACATCATTATACTTACGGCGCCATTCTAGCATTTTTTCTAGTAAAGTTTCAAACGTAGTTACACTAAACAAACTAAACGTAATCATAAATGTTACAGGCGCAGTGGTATTACGCATAAAGTAATCTAAGTTACGTTCAAACACTTCTAAGTCTAAACCGTCTCTAATATATTCTGCACGAGGCCCCCAAGTATCAATGCTGCTGAATAACTTAAACTGTTTAATTTTATTTTGACTTAACAAACTGTTTACACTATCAGTAAACTTTTCTAGTTGTTTTTCTTTGCCGCCAAGATTACTGTTCACATTTAGTTCAAGATGTGGCTTTGGATCTTTTTCAAGTTCTTCAAACAGTCTATATGTGCTTTTTTGTATTGTAGGCTCTCCGCCAGTAACACGTAAAATGTTTAGTGTCTTGCTAACTTCAGGCCACCATTTCCACCAAGCACGTAAGTAAGGATTTTTATCTTCTTCGTATATACGAAACCAATCGATATCGTTTCTATGATTTTTAACCATGTTATATGGACCGTGTTGACGGATTTCATTGTAATATCTACTACTTGCTTTTGGATGACAATATCCGCAACGGAAGTTGCATTCATTACCAAATGAAATTTCAATATACTCAGGGTTAACATTAAAATCCCAAGGATTGAACTTTACTTCTTGCAATCTTTCTTCACTGTAAATACTACCACTACGAATATGACGGTCACTAATATAATCGTCTCCCATGTTTTCAATATTCCAGCAATAGTTACATCCGACACATTGTTTGCCTTCTAACATCTCTCTGCGTTCTTGTTTCTTTTGTTTTGTATTATGCAACGCACTAGGATTGGTTAGGAGCTCGTCAACATCAATTTGATGAGGAGCAGGGTGATAACAACTGTGTGTTTCACCTGTTTGCAAGTAGATAGTTGTATGGTACCATTTTGCAAAACAAAATGTAGGAGAAAAATGCCTTGTTGTAATAGCATTAATACTTTTAAGTTTATCTGTATTTTCTGACATATTATCTCTTTGCAGTTCTTGGTGGATTTGTGTACACTGTTTTGAAGAACTGACTTTGATTTCCATTAAACGGCTGAGCTGCAATAGGCAAGTCAAGTTCTTCAATCAAACTATAACCAAGCGATAATGTATTATCTTCCATTTCGTCATCATTCATTTGTTTGCTATTCCAATATTCATTAAGCCATTTAAAATCACGAACATTAACAAAATCCCAGTCTGTACACATTGTTTTGTACAAGCCTTCTCTAGCACCATAAATAGCCCATTCACCGTTTTCAACATCGGCGCCTACCATTAACCAAACATACAATCTATGTAGATTTTTCCAATGATTTTTATGAAAATCATCTAAACTTGGTTTCATTCCTCTGTCAAGTGCCATCTTTACACCCTCACGGAATCCAGCACGCCATGCTTGCTGTGGAGTAGCGTTATTCATTATTTCTGAATAACAACCGTTCATTTGTATATATTCAATATCCCAACAAAAATCTACTTGTGCATGTGGATTATTAGGATCTGCATTTTCATGGGTGCGCATTTCTAAGACTTTTTTCTTTGGCCAGCATTTGATTCCACCGTTACCATATTCAAGACCGTTGATTGTATTTTTGGCACTCCAACTAATCACACACTCCTCTAAACTTACATTTCTATTCCAGTGTCCATCTTCATGGTCATCTAAGTTAAAACTTTTTGTAAGAAAAGAAGGATTAATAATGTTATCACCATCTACTGTAATAAACCTATCAGTTTCGCTTAATTCTGCACAGGCTTTATGCGCAGCATCACTACCTTCTACACCGTGTACACGTTTTGCCCACGGAATTTTTTTGCACAAATCTGCATAGTTTTTTTCTGCGTTTGGTTCATCATAGCTAAGATAAATGATATCGTAGTCTAAAACCCTAAACTCTGTCATACTAGTACCTCATGATAATAACTTTCAAGTCTCTTTGAAGTATACACGCTAAATGCGTCTGGGTCAAGTTCTAAATCACTGTTAAAATCAATTGTGTGTGCATCATTTATAACTGTAGAAATATCAACTACAAAAAATCTATGTAAATGATTTGGATTATTTTTTTTAGTTACACTAAATCCCATAACTTGATTAAAGTTTAGTTTATTTTGTTTAAAATTTTGTTGTATTTTTTTATCAACTGTAAAAATCCATTTTTTATTTTTTGTATCTTGTGTTACTGTTAAATCTGGATTATCTGAGATTGTAGGTAACTTGTATATTTGATCGTTTATATTTTGCATATAAGTATCTTCATTGTATATATGTTTTAACACATGCATTTTTACTTTGCTATCAAATACCACAAGATAGTTTTTAAACTGTTCTTTACCAGTTATCAAATTTTCTACATCACTTGGATCAACTTTAATAAAGTTAGCATCATCAGGAACTCTATTATAAACTCCTAAAAGATTACCATGTTCGTCAAAAGTTACATATTTGTCTACATTCACAAATACACTCATAATATTCCTTTTTCAAATGTTTCAATCATTTCTTGTGTTACAAAGTTTTTTTCAGTATAATGAAAAACTCCAGATTGCTTATAGTTGCCTATAAACAAATCACAATCGGCATCTAAATATACACCAACCTTATCTTGCCACGACTCTGTTTTAATATCCCACCAATCTTGCCCATGTAACTTCATGTGTGTCAAATGAGGAAAACTTGTGTTGCTAGTAACTTGTTTTTCAATATTTAAAAGTTTTACTGCGATAGCACAACTTACATCCATACTTGGAAACTTCTGAAAGTATTTACCACCAGCAAACTGACCATAAAATAATTCCCAGTTATTCATTACAAGTTCTAGCAACTTGAAAAAGGTGTGTGTATCATCACATTTTTTAAAATAATACAATGCACAATATATATTTGGTAACTGATGTGTTTTAAATGAATGTCTATAGTAATCTGTATTGTATGTTGTACCTCTATATGTTTTAATATTAGAAGTAAAAAACAGATCTTTTTTATCTAAAAACTTCCACCAATGTTCAATATTTTCTAATACTAATACATCTGTATCTAATACAAATGTTTTATCAAAAGGTGTTGCATGATAAACTTTCCATCTATGTTCTGCAGAGAATCTAGATTCTTTTTGTTCATACCATGGTATTTCTACAATATCATCAAATACACTTTTTTGTTTAGGTGTTATCTCGTCGTTAGTAATTAAACATACATTTGCATTTTTGTTATATTTTTTAATACTGCAAGCAGCTAAGTATGCTTGCTGTATATAATCGTGATTTTTATTTTCTGCTAATAATGTAAAATTAGCCATTATCAATAATCCTATTCAAACTGTATTTGTTAATCACATGTACGTTGCTTCCTTTTATTCTTAAAGGTGTATACTCATTACTTTCATTTCTTTTTTGTATTAAAAATAAAAAGTTATCATCTTTTAAATCTATTAAAACATCTTTGTCTGTACAATAATACATTGTACCTGGCATTGTTCCTGCAAAGTTATTGTTTGTGTATCCATTCATAATATGTATAGCAATACTAAATGCATGATCATTTCTAAATACATTTGTGTTTAGTTTATAAAGGTTACGGTAATGTGGATAATATTCTTGTATATGCGATACTAGATCAAAAAAAGTTTTGTTAAGTTCTGTTTTTCTAAAAAATATACAAGTTGCCCAGTAAAATGTAGGCCCAATTTCACTTATAAATGTAAACTCATTTTTATCTCTCCATCCTGATAAATCAAATGCATCTTTGTATAGCAAAAGATCTTTTTGCTGTACAAAACACTCATTTAAAATGTCATTACTAACAACAAAATCTGTATCTAGTAACAAGGTTTCGTCGTAAGGAGACAAATCATAAACACTACTTCGATTACTGTTTTTAAACTCTAGTTGTTTTTTTGCAAATATACCATCATAATATTTTTTATAGCTATATTTTTTGTCATTATCAACTTGTATTATTTTATCAAAGACATCTACACTATTTTTGTATGTGTTATACAAGTAATCAACATTATCAGTAACTAAAGAAGTGGGCAAGTCTAAATACTTGCGCACACGTTTTGCAAGAAAAATTGCTTGCTTTATATAATCTATTTCAGTATTATTTCGAGCTATTAAAACAACACCTTGATTCATACTTCAATGATGCCCTTAACAGTTCTATTTGTTTTTAGTTTATTATATTCAGTGATATATTTATTTGCTGCTTTTGAGTACACGTTAACCATTTCACTTGCAAAAACTTTTAAATCTTCAACCTGTATTGGAATATCGTTATCATCAATAAGTACAGTTTCCTCTTGTCCTAATGCTAACAAACTTTGACAAAAACTAACTAGTCCTGGATTAACTGTAAACTGTCCTCCATTGCAAAAATATAATAAATCATCTTGGTATTGTTCTTTCAAAACTCTTTTTGTATTATCTAAAGTAATCATATAGTTACTAAAGTCAAGAGCTTTTTCTAGTCTTTCATCCATTGGAGAACTCCTTTTAAAATATTATATATTGTGTTATGCAAAAAGTCAAGTATTAAGTGGGAGGAGTACTTAAATCTTGTGAAACATTTGTTGTAGTAGCAATAGTTGGTGCTGTTAAACTACAAGCTGTATAAGACACAGAGTTTACTGTAAAACTACTATTAGCTGTACTCGATCTAACATTACTAGTAAGTGTGCCGGTAACTGTTTCGTCAATAGGATCAAGTACACCGCCGATACCTTGACCGCCTTCGCCAACATCACCGTCGTTGAACTCTATCCTAAATCTAACAGCATTACCATCTAATCTTGCTGAAATACTGTAATCATTATCTGCGTAAACACCGCTACCTATCTTTGTAAAAATAACTTGATAACTTGCTGTAAGATCTACATATCCGCTATTCAAAGCAGGAGTTCCGCTAGATGCTGTTGTTTCGTATTTGTTAAATGTAATAGTAGACATAGCAGATAGCATAGCTGCCCAATCTGTGCCTTTTGCACCAGAAGATCCTGTTAAACTAGCATCAAATCTAACAGATCCTCCACTATTAAAAAAATAGTTACGTTGAGTCGTGCTTGCAAAAGTAACTGTAACAACATGATAAACGCTTTGCACTTCTGATGCGCCGCCCCATTGTGTAGTACGTGAGCTGGTTTCTGCTGGGCTTAAATCAAAGTTACTTGGAGGATATCCAGTTGTTTCGTCATCAAAGTTTTGTATAGTTGTTATAGCACTAGTATAGTCATTGAACCCCATAAGTGTTCCATCTGTAACTGCTGTTTTGGTTCCAGTTGCTTGATTATAACCAAAACTGGTATCTGCACCTATTGTATTTCCTGCTGTTACTGTTGCTAAACTAGTGTTTAGTGCTCCTGTTTGATGTACAGATGCTTTTTGTATATCAATGTATAAATCGAATAGTTGATCTTCAGTGACTGAATCAACCTGCTGGGTAACTGCACTACTATTCAATGTCTGGCCCCAATAAGAAACAACAATAGAACTTACATTGGTACGCATACCATTGTAATCAGTATCTTGAATCTTATCTCCTGTAGCTACCAAAACTATTCTCCTTTATATATACCTAACATAAAAAAACAGTTTTGTCAAGCTAAAGTTGTTGTTGTAACATAAATTGGTGTTGCCACCTCTACATACGAACCTGTTGCTCTAAGTTGGGATACAGAACTTGTAAGTGTACCTGTTACAGATTCATCTATTGGACCGTGTCCGCCTGCTCCGCTACCTGCTGCATCATCGTTAAACTCTGCTTTAATAGTAATAACGCTTCCATTGGCTTTTGCTTTTAATGTATAATCATTGTCTACATAAACGCCGCTGCCTGTTTTTATTAATAATGTTTGATATGATGTTGTTAAATCGAAGTTACCTAATCCAGAACTTGTTCCGCTATCTGCTGTAGTATTATTAGACGTAATCTTAATAGTGCCTAATGCAGATAACATACCATTCCATTCTGTATATTTGGATCCGGTACCGCCTGTTAGACTTGCTGCTAACCTTATTTCGCCGCCGCTGTTAAAAAAATGTCTTCTATGATCTTCAGAGTTAAATGTAACTGTAAAATGATGTTCTACACTTTGTACTTCTGAAGTACCACCCCATGACGTTGATCTATCACTTGTTAACTTAGGTTCCGTTGATGCTTGTGTAGTTGCAAATATTACAGCAGCATCATTCAGTATACTTGTTGATGCAGATTCGTATTGAACATAAACTGCATCAGTAATATCTTCTTGAGAAATAACATTTGATAGTGTAGGAGATGCACCCGTTTGGTGTACCCTTGCATTTATCATGTCTGTTTTTAAATTTGTCATGTGAAATGCATTTACAGTATCACTGGTAGATACTGCTGAACTATTTAATGTTTGACCATATCCATAAGTACCTGACCCATTTCCATAAACTAGAGCAACCTTTGCTTGCATTTGGTTGTATCTAGTTACTGTGATTATTTCTCCAACTGCCATATCTTTCCTTTACTCGGGTATTTATACCTGTAGTAATACCTCAACTAATTTTTCTTCTTCGTTAGTATTTGTTTCAAGAGCTACTCCAACAACTGTATCAGTTGGAATAGTAGATGCAGTACCATCTGACCAACCATAAAGTTTTTGTCCCTTACCTACTGGAAATACCACTTTAACAGGAACACGACCTTTTAAAGCTATAGCTTGTCCATCACAATCTTCATTCATTAGATAAGCAGGTTTATCGCTTATAACACCAACAGCAACTCCGCCTATTTGATAAGGTTCTATTTCAAACTTGCTGTTTTTTCCTACCATCATTACTGTTCCAACAGGATGCTCTACGCCTTCTTCAACAGTATACTTTTCAGCAAGGTCTGCGTAACGAGCTTTTGTTGCAGTACCAGTGAAAATATTTGCAGTAATATTTCCAGCAGCATCTCTAGCTGCTATTGTATTTGGTGTGGCAGCAGTGGCAGCAGTTCTATTAGTGCCTCCTACCGATAGTGTATCAGCAGCGGTTGCTTGTCCAGTAAATGTAGTTGCATGAACATTAGCAAACTTGTTTGTGGTTTTACCCAATGTATATGTTCCATTTCCAAATGGATAAAAATGTGTGCTAGTTAATGTAGCTATTGTTGCACTTGCGCTACTACTTAAAAATTCAAGCATGTTGTGATCTAGTTCTATAACAGGTGTATCTCCTGCAACTCCGTCACCACTAGGATCACTACCATTTCTAATTCTTACTGTTATGTCAGCATTGTCGGTACCTACTGTAAATCCTTCGTCTGCAAACTGAGCAGTTGTTGCACCAGCACTAAAATCCAATGATGTTGTTTTTACATATTCATTTTCTGCATGATAGACACCAGACCCATCTATTAATCCTTTTGCACTAGCAGCAGTACCCCAATAATAATGACTGTTTCCAGAACTATTACCATTAGCATCTGCCCCATATACTGTTATGCCTTGTTTAATGGTAGAAAATACACCTACGGTTTGAAGTTCACCAGTTTCGGTTTTTATTTCAGTTGGAACTTCTGTTTGTAAACTATTCACTGCAGGCACAAAATCTGCATTGTGATTAAATATTGCAACTATTTTATTGTCAACTACGGCAGCAATAACTGGTTTAGATATACCAGTAACATTTTCAAACAAGGTAAAACTTTGCATAGATGTTGTACCAGTACCTGCTTTTTGTGGTCCTATTAGTATCCATGCATTGTTTTCATTTAAACCATACAACTGATCTGTTGCTGTATTCCACCATAGATCGCCTTCTGCTCTACTAGTAGGAGTTGCACCAGATACTTCAGCACCGCCTGTGCCTTTCCATTGTGTGCCATCATAAACTTTAAGTCTATTTCCACTATTGTCAAACCAAAGTTGACCAGTAATAGGTTTTGTAGGTGCAGCAGTTCCAGAAAAGTTTTCTAACAAAAATAAAAAGTTTTCATTTTGTGCTTCACCGTAACCTGAATAGTTTTTACCTATCAGTTTTAAGTCTGTTGTTTGATCAACTGTTCCGTCTTCTACACTTGTTAGAACAGTTCCGTTGAATCTATTTATTGTATATGCCATAGTTATCTAACCTTGTTATGTTAATGTATTTACCAGTTAAACGCTGGAAACTAAATCAGTGTCAAACTGCCATTGCTGCGATCCGTTAACAACAAAACGTTTTAAACTTCGAACAACAGTTAATGTAATACCTTGATTGTTCTGTGCAGTGAAAGCAATGTCTTGTAAAACACTTTGGTTTTCTGTACCGTTTTTGTCAACAGTAACGAAACTTTTAGACAATCCATCAGTAGCATCATAGTTGTATGTTCCTGTTTGTGTAGTGCCATGTACTCTACAATATACTCCTGGATTTTTTGTAATAGCAGGAAATAAATCTTCTATTACTAATGCAATATCACTGTTAGACAATCCTGTAATATCTAATGCAAGTGCTTCGTCTCTATCTAGTGTTGCCGCATCTACATATCCTTTTGTTGCAGCAGTATTTGGATCGTCACTAACTTCTGGTGTCCCAACATTTAATATCTTATTGTTATTTGTAAGTGTAATATCACCACCTACTGTTAATGTCATTGCAGTTGAAACTGTTAAAGTACTACTGTTTAAAGTAAAGTTGTCTACTGAAAGTTCAGTTAATGTGCCTATTTGTGTAAGTCCTAATGCATTTGTAACACTAGGTGCTAAAGCAGTTGCAGATAATACTTCATTTCCGCCTATTTTATAATGATAACCAGCAGGAACATCAATATACGAATGTGGTGTCCAAGCATCAGTAGCAAACTTCCATGTCCATGACTTTGAATTACTTTCGTACCCTTCTGGGCCTCCTCTAATAACAAGCCCTGCATCGTCAATATCTGCACTGTCCGGATATGTGCTACTGTCGTCTGCAACTGCTAGTTCAATCTGATGGTCTTCTAACTGTAAAGTATTTGTAGACAAATAAGTAGTTGGGCCTAAAACTGTAAGACTTCCCGAAACTCGCATATCACCTGTAAAATCAAAATCGGTGGTAGGAGCACTATTTTTAAAACCAATTCTATAAACATCATTATCAATAAAAATAACATCCGTTGGAGTTCCAGATCTTGTAACCTGTATTGCAAAATCATCAGTATTAGATGTAGAGCGTGCTACTACTTTTCCTGTTTCTGCTTTGAGTAATATTTCAAGGTTAGGACCTATTTTTAATCCTTCTACGTTAGTAACTTGTAATCTAGCACTTACTTCTTGCGTGGTTGTTCCAGCTTTTATTAAAAAATCATTTGGTGAATACAATGTACTACCATCATATAGGTTACTTGTACTGTTAGCATTACCATAGAAACTAAAGTCACTTTGAAGTTCTGTTGCAATAGTAATACCCGCTTTGACTACTAGAGAAAATCCTGTTAGTTTAGTTAAGTTATCGGTTGTAGTTGCAGCAGTAAATGCTTCTCTGCTAATAAGCATAGCAGGTTGATTACCAATTTTGTATATTGTTACAGTTTTACGCTGCCCGTATCTATCAATCAATGTTACAGGTTGTACTCCGGTATATCCTTGAGTGCTATTAAACTGAGGACCAGCTAAAATAACATCTACACCGTCGCTAAAATACATTTGTTGATTAACACTGTCAATCCATATATCACCGGCTAACATCGAAGGCTGTGTTGCACTTACAACAGTTGTATCTGTATTTCTAAACTGTGTGCCATCGTATACTTTTAACCTGCCATCGCTTGTATCGTACCAAATTTGTCCTCTCAACGGATTGTCAGGTTCTGCAGAGTTCGCAAAGTTTTCTAGTATTTTGACAAAGTTTTCATTCATTACCTCGCCATAACTTGTTGTATTTCTACCAATCAACGTTACGTCAATAGTTTCTGAATCAATCTTGCCATCTACAAGATCAACTAATAGTGTACCATCTGTTTTGTTTATTTTATACGCCATATTTACTCCTGCTTATGTAGATGGTCCAATGTACATGATGTAGTTCATTACAACACTAGGGCTGGTTACGCTAAACTTTTCACCAACTTCTTGATTAATATTATCAATATTTTGTGTTGTAAATGACACTCCATCAACACCGCCTGTTTTATCTATTCCATATCCTGCTGTATTTCCTACAAGGTTATTTGCTGTTGCGCCTGTATCTGAACCGTCACCTGCATTTGTTAATGCTAGGTATTGATTTGATGCATCCCCTTCTAAACTGTGTTCATGATTTGGTAGGTTATCTTTTGTTATCCAATCTTCTTCTCTACCTGATGTAGTACCTAGTACACTGGTTGATCCCCATGTGTCTGATGGACTTGCTTTATCATATATACGATTTGTATCAGTGTACGAAACATCATTAGGCACATAACCTAGCACATGTCTACCTCTTAAATCTGGTACTTTAAAATACAAGGTACTTGATGGAACACCATATAAGTCTCCAATCAACGAATATAAAGAAATATAGTTAGCTTTTACAAGTTCTTGTCCATGACACAATACCCAATCTGTTTGATCTACAGGTAATGTTTCGCCTGCGTATGGCATTATCATACCTAAAAAGAATGTAGGTACTGTGCCTACTAATACCGACTGTTTAACTCTACGTATGTCGGTACCTCTAGCAATCAAAATCTCATCAGTACCTTCGATAGTGGTAGATAATGTTTGACCTGTGATAAAAGCATCGCTTACTGTTGTAACAAACTCTTTTATACTTGTACCGCTACCATCAAATGTAAACTCAGGTGCTGTAACATGACCTGACATTCTAAAAGTTGTAGGACTTGCAAGTTTACCAGCAGAAGCCGATGTACCTGAAATATTTCCAGTAACAGTACCTGTTAGGTTTCCTACAAAGTTATTTGCATATACAGTATTATACTGTAATGTACTGGTGCCAAGGTTGTAACTTAGATTTGTTTTTGGTGTTAAGTTTTTTGCAACAATATTTTCAGCAACATCAAGATCGCCGCCTAGATACATGTTTTGACTTATACCTACGCCGCCTGAAACAACTAAACTACCAGTACTAAAACTTGTACTACCTAAACCTCCGTTAATATTAACATTTCCACTTACTACAGCATTTCCTGTTACATCTAACGCTTCTTGTGGGGCTTCGTTTGCAATACCTATTTTCCTGTCAGGTGTAACACGTATTGCGGTTTTTACTGTACCAGCATCGTTTATTTTAAAGTCTAGGTTACCGTCTGTCGCAGTATGCCTAATCTGTGCTGTACTTCCAGTAATACTTAAACGCAATAATCCATTTTCACCAATAGCCAATCCGGTATTGTCAATAATGTTTTGTGCTTTACTAAAGTTATTGGTTACATCTTTTCTAGCAAAAGTTGACGCTGCAATATTTGTGTTAGAAATAACTAAGTTTTCTGCAGAAGTTGCTGTACCATATAACTTTGCATCGCTTGCTAGAGTAATACCCTTTTTTAACACAGTTGCTACTGAGAATCCAGTTTCTGCTTTTTTAAGAGAAAACTCAGTTTGTGCAGTTATACTAACCGGAACATTATTTACTCTATCTATTATAACATTTTCCGTGGTATTTGTGCTGTTTATTACTTCTTCAAATCTTGATCCGGTACTAGCACCTTCACTATAATCTGGTCCAACTAAAATATATCCACTTCCTGTATAAACATAAACTTGACTATTTGCAGTATCTACCCAAATATCACCAATTGTACTTGCACTTGCTTGAGGTTCACTTGCTGCTTTTTTTAATCCGCTTGCACTTACCCATTGCGAACCATCATAAACTTTAAGTTGGTCTACTCCAGTTGTATTATCGTACCATAACTGTCCTTCAACTGGATTAGACGGACTTGTTGCAGAGGCAAAGTTTTCTAACATTTGAAGAAGATTTGTGTTTAATAGTTCACCAAAATCATTATAGTTTCTACCTATTAAAGTAATACTGGTTTCACTGCTATTTGTAGCACCATCATCAACAGTTATAGCGCCTTTATTTGTAAAGTCTGTAAATCTTACTTCATAACCTGCCATTTTTACCCCTCACTAAATCCGCTTAAACTTTGCACTCTTACAGTGTAATCTATTTGAATAAGTCTATTCAAACTTTTTTGTACAGGGTGAAAAATAACATGAGTGATTAATCTACCAGTTCCGCTTGTGCTATAACTTTTTAATCCTAACTCATCAAAAACATATATTCCATCTTGGTTAGCAGAAGTATCAAATGCATCTTGTCCTTCAGGCTCTCCGTAATCTAATAAACATGTTACTAAAATGTCAGTATAGTTAGTACCAGATACGTGTCTAATTTCTGTTTTATTTCTAGTTGGATCGGTATTGTTAACACTTCTGTCATCTACAACTTTATCAAATGTTTGATTATACAAAGTTGCATTTGTTCCAGTGCTGTTAGGAGTCAAATAAGTAATGATACCAGTTGGATCAACACTTGTACCGCCATTACCAAAACTCATACTATTAATAAAACCCTGTCCTTGATTGGCTAAACTTTCCGCTAATGCTATACTCATGTTTTCATAATGAATAGCATTTCTTTTATTCACTAAAACATCGCCTGATATAGGATCATGAATTTTAATATGACCTTCAACGTGTATACCATTTAAATCTTTTAAATCTGTCATTTGTTTGTACCTTATACTGTATTTATTTAGGTAAGCTAATAGTTGCTCTACGGATGAATTTTGATATAGCATTATCCGAGTCACCTAAACTTTTTCCCGGATCATTCCATACTTTTCCTGTTTGTCTTACAATTTTTATTTCAGTTCCTTCTACAGGATCGTCTCTTAAATGTAAAACTGTTTCTTGTGTACTACCATCGCTGCTAATACGTGTTTCTAAACTAAAGTCAGGTTCAAGTATTGTATCACCTTCACTACTATCTAGCGCATTTGCAGGATTAAACACTGATAACTGAGTTTTAACTAACTTTTTACCAGCTACATATACATCTATTTCATTAATATCTGTTACAATATCATTTAAAATATGTTGAGTGCTATCTAGCGAAACTGCTTTAATCGTTTGAACAATAGTTGTATCTTGGTAGTCGATTGTTTCGTTTGAACTTTGTCCATACATCCTGGTGCCTTCTTCATAAACATTTTTTACGCCGGTACCTAATGTGCCTCTTCTAAGTTGAGTAACTGTATTGTTTTTGATTTCAAAATATTCAACACGCTCACCTTCTATAAATAATACACCAGGTAGATTTTTAGATCTATTAGGAATATATAAACCTTCGACACTTTCTAAATATATTGTATTATCATAGTAGTTTAAAGGACTTTGTAATACATAACTGTTTTCTTGATTTAAACGCTTGTAATGAGTTCTACCAAGCATATCTTTGAATATTCTAAATCCAAACTTAGGTGTTACTGGTAGATTTCCAAATTGTAAAACGTCTATAACATCATTGTCTTGCGGAAGTTCTCTTAACCTAACTGCTTTAGCATCGTCGCTAACAATATAATCTTTTATTGGAGATAGAAGTACTCCGTTTTTAGATACCCATGCATACGCTGTTCCTATTATAGGATCTTGTAGTTGTATTACGCCTGCACTTAAAAGATTACGTCTTACATAAGTATCGCTTGTTGGGCTTACGCTGGTAGAAGTGACATTATACGTGTATCTGTTAAAATCATTTACGTCATGATTACTAAACTGATATATTTCAATATTTTCGCCGCTACTAGGCGGAGTAGCAAATGTAAGATTATTACTTAAAATATATTCAACACCTGAGACTTTAACCTGTGTACTGTCTTCTCCAGCAACACTCACTATAAATTCATTATCGGTTTGGAAAGCATCTTTTATGTCTTTTTGTATTGATCTAAATGTAATACAGTTATCTACAATTTTTTCAACAATACCTGAATACTCAGTACTATCTGATGCAAGTAAAGTTAATGTATCACCTTGTTGTACAAACTCTGTCATATCTAAGGCTGTACTATCAATACTTTCAAATTGAACTTCTGTATCTACCATATAATATTCAGCTTCTTTTATGACATAAACAGAAAGTTGAGATCCTGGTAATACTACATCTGTGCGCAATAAATCAATAGTGCAGTTTACTGGATCATATGTCCAAGCATCGTCTGTAAGTTGTGTCATGCCTTCAAAAACTAGTACATCTTGTTGTTCTATTGCTGTAGTATCAGCAAAGTTCCATGCATCTAAATAATATGTTCTTTCTTCTGTAACTGCAAACTGTATGCTGTATCCTGGATTTAATATTTTGTTATTTGATTTTACTAGTAATCTATGAGAAAGAGGTACAGCATTAAATGGAACAGGTATATCTCCTGTAAACTTATGATAATAGTTTTCTCCATTTGATTCAAAAGTATTATCTATAATAATCTGACTGTAAGTAGTTGCAATAGAATTGTAAATAGAATATTGTATATGATCACCATCAACAAGTATACCAGGCTCAAACTGTATTTTTACTCGTTGTGGATATGGTTCATCTGCGCTACTTTCAACCAACGTGTATTGATTGTTTTGTGTTTGAACTTTACCATTTACAGTGACTAAAGCACTTCTCTCGTTATCCCAAGACACTGATGTCACGATTCCAGTAGTACTACCGTCAAATATTGTTGTATCTGTATCTAGTAAACCTGTACCATTAGTACCATAACTTATAATACTTAATGTATTACCGATACTACTTGTACTATCATCAAACAAAAGTGTTTTATTGATCCAATCAATAGAGTATCTATCACTCGACAATATTTCGTCATCCAACTTAACAATCACAGCATCATTTGATTGCGGTAAACCAGGCAATGCATATACATCAGTGCTATCATTTTCGATTCTATAGTTTGCAACTGTAATGTTTGCAACACCATCGCTTGCTCTTGTATAAACTTGTATATCTAATGTGTCAATAACTTTGCCTGGGACCATTTCTTCTGGTCCTTTAGAAGTATTTAAAGTATAGAATCCATCGCCATCTACTGTAATATCTCCTGCTTCGATTCCTGTTGCAGTTGTATATCCTAAATCACCGCCACTTAAAGCAGTATCATATGTTGTTGCAACAGGTGTGAAACTTCCATCACTTGTACTTTTACTAATAATAACTTTATCACCAGGTGCTGTTGAAATATCTGTTAAATCTATTGTTACTTCAATAGTGCTATCATCGCCTTGTATTGGTAACATTTGAGCATATATATTTTCAAGAATAGTTGTTCCATCATATGCTGGATCATCTAATCTGTATATCTTCCAATCATCTTCTTGAGTTTCTCCAGCTACTTTTACATATACATTATACTCGTAACCTGTTTCTAATGCTTGAGATAAAATATATGTTTCTACTAAAGTACTATCTGAAGTTATTTCAAAGATTTCATCTTCAAATGTATTTACAAATGTATCAAAACCAGTTCCTGCAAATCCACCAATATCAAACCCTGTTTCTGTACCAAAATCAATACTATCATATATAGCACCTTCATATTCAACACCTGACATAAGTTGTGATAAATCATTTCCAGGCATACCAGCAGTTGGAGAATAATACAATGTTGTTCTATCAGCGGCACTTAGCATAGATACATCTTTTTTGTAAGTAATAGATATTACTGCATCTATAGCTGGTGCATCAATAATGTTTATATAACCTTGTTTTCTTTCGTAGGTTTTTTTATTATTGCTTTCATTACCAAACAAATATTCACTCGATAACAACTTTTTGTTGTCCACAGTAACTTCAAAAGTGTTAATATTTAAGTTCATTGGCCATTCAAGTTGGAACTTATTTTTAGCACCAGTTCCTGTAAATGTTTCACTAGTATCTATGTTTGCAATATAAGTTTTTCCAGATACTCTATCAAACTTCATTATCATATGAGTGCTTCTGATATTAGCGTTACCTAATATTGCAGACGCTCTTGCTGGTGTTCCGTCATCTGCTAAGTTGCCTTCAAGAGTCACAACAGGAGCAGTATAATATTTTCCGCCCTTGTTTGTTATTTGTATTTCTTTTACGCTACCTCTTGATAAAAATGCTTCAGCAGTTGTACCGTTGTCTCCTGATATAAAAACTTGAGGCGCTGACAAATAACCGCTACCACCATCTGCAACTTTTATAGACACAACATCATATGTGTTGTTATCTACCCAACTTTTAAAAGGATATTGTTCATATTTGGAATCAAGAAACTCTATATTATTATTTTGTAAAACAGCTTTACTTGTTTCTATTTCCTTGGTAATACTATTATGACTTGGAGGTAAATCAAAATCAGTGACTAAAGATCCAGTTGGATCTACTTTTGTATAAGAACTTACATATTCTCTAACTTTTGTCTTATATGGTTTTACTTCATTTACATAATCTTGGTAACTTTCTAGGTTATCATTTTGATAACTTATTTTTTGTTCTAACTCAGATACATTATGTTTTGCTTTTACAAAACTTGTTTTAAATGCCCAGTCAACATTAGATTGTTCAGAAAACACATATCTTAATGATGCAAAAAATAGCTTATTATATTCAATAGATAAATCTGCTACAAATATATCATCTTTTATTGCAGTTAAAATATTACGTAGTTCTTGAATAGGTTCTCTATCATAAAAACCACTATCATATATTGAAGCGTCATATCCGCTTGTTACAAAACTATAATCATACAATCTTGTGCTTAAACTTATAGTTCCATTTTGTCTACCAATAGTTTCGTAGTTTACAGTATAATCTTCGACTAGTTGATTATCTATTTTCTTTAATAATAACCAACCTCCTGAACCAACATTTTCAATTTTAACAATATCGTTGATATTTGCATCAAGAGCAAACAAATCATATGTATAACTAGCAATATGATTTATTGCAGTATTACTATTGTATCCAGTAGCATACCAATCTGCATAATCCCAATATTTTGTTGTATCATAGTTTTGGTTATTTGTTCTTACCCATTCTTTATTTTGATAGCTGTAGATTGCCCATCTACCTCCTACTGTATCGTCGTTTTCTACTAATACAGAAAAGTCTCTAATCGATAGCTGTGTATTACTATCATAATCAAACCCTTGCGTTACTACTGTAACACTAACAACTTTACCAACACTGTCTATAGATGTTTTTAAATATGCGTTTTTGCCATTGGCTGATGTTATTTTAACTAAAGGAGCATTTTTATATCCGCGGCCTGGATTTATTATATTAGCACCAGTTATTCTACCATTTTCTACAATAGGTGTTAAAGAAGCAGTTTGTACTTTAGAAACTTCTACAAATCTTAAAAGACTTGCTGAATCAGCAGTTGTATCAAACAACCCACTCGAAGCCAATGGTACTTCATCTTTGTCAAGTAACTTTGTAATAACATAGTTATCTACTATAGGAATAGTTGTAAATACACTGTTTACCCTTTCAACAAACTGTTTTACAGCTTCGAGTCTATTAATAAACATACCCTGTCTAGGAAAGTTTAAAACGCCTATTTTTTGACTTGCTGGAATATCTTTATCTGGAACTGGTTTAACATTTTCATCATATCCTACTAAACTATCTATCCATTTTCTTTCTATCTCAGAATCAATAGGTGTAGTTGCATATCCTTCGCTTAATAACTGATATTCATAATGAATATTATTTTTATTTTCTTGGTTTTTATTAAAACTAATATGTAAAATTGAATCAGTGCCACTTACATATGATTTAATATTATATAATGCAAAACTATTCGAACTTAATGGTGTAATAAATCTATATCCATAATCTTGCGGCGCTGTGATTATCTTTGCAACATCGTCTGCACTAAGTTTTCTAACACCATCTTCAGGCACATCAAGTTTATTTTTTACCCAATAAAAGTAATAGTTTGTAAACGACTGTTTTACCTCATCAAATATAGGTCTAGTGCTAAATGTATTATCATCATATAATGCAGTACCAGTTATTCCATTGGCAAAGCCTTGTGCTGTATTTGCAATATTATTCCATTCACTTGGAAGTAAACTTGTGCCTACCCATTCACATACTTCAATCTCAAAACCTGAAACAAGTTTATTAAAGTAAGATGTTCTATATGTGTTGCTATCTTGATATGGATTGTACCAAGCTGCTTTACTAACATTCCACCAAAGTCTACCTACTTGTGTATCGGTCCAGTTAAGTCCTGCATCAACAGTAACATTACTAGAATCACTTGTTGTATAAACAGCAGGATCATAAGTTGTTTTATAATATATTTCTTGTTCAGCAGGACCAGGTATTTTTCCTAAACGAGGATCAATAAAATCCAAGTTGGTAATAATATCTTTTGTCTTTTTGTCATATATGAAAACACGATTGATGTTTGAAATATTAACTTTTTCTTCTTGATTAACTAAAACCTGCCAACTGTCAGTAGATTTGTTAATCCTAAAATCTGCAATAACACCGAGATTTGTATATGTACTATCTAAGTAGAGTAGGTCATCAACTTTGTTTTCTGTTGCTGGAATCATGTCTGCAAATGCAACATATATATGATTGTCTACAAAGTTAAAATAATCATAATCGTATGTACTTGTATCTCTTAAATATTTTAAAGTTTCAGCATATACAAATTTATCAGCAATCTCTTCAAATATTTGTATTCCGCCAGTATTTTCCTCAACGTAACCAAAACTTGTGTTACCTGCATCAAATATTGTTTCGTCGTTGTCAAACGATGTTTTATATATTGTGTCAATATTTTTTCCAACTACTGCAAGTTTATTACCACTAAACTTCATGTTTTGGCCAAAAAGTTTATGTCCACCTTTAAATGGATTTTCAACTAGTTGTTGGAACGCATATTCAGTAATGCCCATTCCTGTTTGTTTATAAACGTAAACAGCGCCACTATCTGTGCTAGAGCCATCATAATATTGAGCACTTACTGCAACTTTATCTCCGTTATCATTTATTGATACATTCCTACCAAATAAGTTTTCAAACTCATTTTCTAATGTTTGTACATATTGCCAACGGAAATACGGAGCAGCATATATTCCTACTTTTCTTTCTTTTGTATTAACAGTGTTGATGCTAGTGAAAACTAAAACATCACCGTGTTTGTTTACGTCAAAGTTTTCACCTATTCTTGCTCCATTAACAAAAATATTTTGACTGTTTGGATTTAAACTTTCTGCAAAGTTTGGAACATACCCTGTATGTTCTTTCCATGTATCCTCACCTGTAAGTAACTCCCATTTTGTAGCATCAGTTGGATCTGCTTGTCCAGGCGTCAAGTTATCTAGTGCTTTATAAAATGCATAATCGTATAGTACAACATCATTTGTATTATAAGCATATGTGTTACTATACTGTCCTTTATAATCTCTGTCAACAGTATATTCCCATCCATTTATATCATCATAGTTTACAAAATATATTTTACCAGCAGCGTTTCCAGGCGCACCTATAAACAACTTTAATCCAGATGTAGGGTTATTTCTAAAATGTAGTTTGTAGCCAAACTCTTCATTTGCTGTAGGATTTGGACTTGTTATAATAGTATCTAATTCGTAAAGTTGTGTGTCACCTTTTTTAAATATGTAAACAACACCTTGATTGTTTAGTCCGCTTGCTGTTCCAAAGTTATCTGCAGGTATCATATAAACAGGAGAAAAATCTTCATTTAAACTGTTTATTGTACTGCCGTCTTGGCCAACTTTATAATCTATGTCATCAATATTTTTGTTGGCTTTCCATAAAATACCTCTGTCAGCTACAATATCATTGTATAAAATGTTTGCACTATCTGCGCTATACAAGTCTCCAACAAACTTTGTTTTTACATTGCTTGCATCAGGTGCACCAACAGCTATATATTTTCCATCTGGGCTGATTGCTATACTTGCTCCAAAGTTAGCATCGTCATCGTGGTAAGTAGTATCTGGTGTTAAATCGTATACAGATGTTTTTTCAAATGATTCGTTTGGTCTAGACCATATTTTTACTGAGCCCACATTACTAGGGTTTTGATAACTAGGTGCCCCCACTGCTAACAATGTATTATTATCATTAACTGCAAAGGCACTTAAAAACTCAACATCTGTTTCATAGGTGCTGTTTACTTCTTCTTGCAAGTTCCAGTTTTTAGTATTTTTATAGACAGACCAATCTCCGTTGCTGTCTGTATCAAGCCAAACTTTTGTATTAGTATAAGATTTAGGATCACGAATACTAGTTATCCAATCATCTACTGTAGTGAAACGACTAGTAACAAATCTAGATATTCCAGGTATACTGCTGTCATTAAATGCTGTAACATCCACATCAGTTGATGTTTCAACAGTAATAGAAGCACCATTTACATCAATAACTTTAAAAAATCCTCTACCACTCTGTACACTGCTGTAAATACCTATAACTTCATCTTTATTAATATTATGAGAATAAGTATCTACAGTAAGAGTGTAACCAGGAACACCTTGTAAAATATCATTGTTTACTTCTAACTTGTTTACTAATAAATCAGTTTCAACATTTTGCAAAACATTCCAAACTTGGCCTTGTTGATGAACCCAAACATTGTCTCCGATTTTTACTTGCTCAATATCTAAATTTACTAACTCGTCATAAACATGCACTTGCCACTCAACATCTTTATCTCTTACATATCCTGCATCTCTAGTGTATATGTCATTATCTGTTCTAGTGTTAAATGGGGTATGTGTATAACCTGTTGGTTTTGCATAAGTTTGATAGTTTGCAATCTCAAATGTCAAATCAGTACGATTTTTACTTAAATTGTCAACAAGTTCAACTATTTGAGGTTCAGTTTTAAAATATTTGTCATTTAGTTGATATTCAACTTCTTCTATATTATCAATACTTCCATACTGTCCTAATCTAAGCGCCCATTCTTCAAAAAATTCTATACTGTCTGTATTTGCTGTGCTTAACGGATCAAAAAGTTTAGTTAAAGCATTTTTTGTACCTTTATCTTGTATAAACCCTTGATAAAACTTGTATTGGCTGGTTGGATCAGTTATAATATTATTTAAATATTCACGTTTTTGATATCCTATCAAATGTTGAGCTAATCTTTGTTGTTCAGTATCAAAGTTATCAGTATCTAGATCGTAAAAATCTCCAAACTGTTTTGCTTTATAATCCCAGTTAGGAAATAGTTGATCTTGAGGTTTTTGAGATAACAAAATCCATTTTGTACTGTCAAATGTTGCTCCACTTGTATGCCCTGATGTGTTTGAATAATAAAACTGTTTGAACTTTACAAGATCACCAATATTATAATCAGTATTAGGAGACCATTCAATAACTTTTGCTTCGTCATAAAAGAAGCCAGGAACATTAAGTGTACCATCCCAATAATCTGTTTTGTATCCTACAACTTTTATTCTTTCTTGTCTATATCCTGGAATGACATCAAATATTATATCATTAAAGACAGTTTCGTTATCAACTAAAATAATATGCTCTGTTTGTATTAATGGCAACTTAGCTAGATAAATACTTTCCGTTATAGTCTTAACATTAAAATCAAGGTTATCTCTATAAAGATTTAACACAGAAGGATTTAGACTTTCTCCATCTGCTGATAATAAACTAAAGTTATAAAAAGGATCGTATAGGTTGTCAACACCAAAATAATCTTTTTGATATTTGAGTGCATTTGCAACAGGACTAGTTGCAATCACTGCACCATTATCCCAGTTTTGTGTGTTAAAAAATAAAAACTCTTTAATACACAATGTCATATCTTCTAAAATACCTGTGTCACTTACATTGTCAAAAATAAATCCTTGTTGTTTTAGATAGGCTTCGTAGCCGCACATAAAATCAACCACATCTTGTATTGTCTCAAAATATGTTCCGTAATAAACTTTTGTTAAATCGTTAAAATCAAATACACGTCTAATCTTTGCACTTTTTCCTCCAACTTCAGGAAGTTTGGCTAGTTTTACAAAGTTTTCACTGTTAAAAGTTGCATCACTTGTATGAGTAATCGATGCCCTATAATATTGACTATTATAAAATACTACAGTTCCTTTTGTATAAAGTTGATTTGATCCCCAGTTGACAAAAGTTTCACTTACACCTCCGACTGTTATTCCTGGATCATTAAACTGTTCTATGTGCTTATATGAATAAAATACTGGATTAGCATTATCATAACCTCTTATTGTAAATCCTTTTGATTCACCGTCTGCATTTTTTATCTGTTCTATAATCATACCAGAAATAACAGATAAATCTAATACTGAACTTTTGTTTAAAAATATTTTGTAGTTTTCATCTGGAACAAAAACACTAGTTTTATTCAAAGGACTTCTACTATCTAACACTAGTTTTATTTTACTTTTATCTGCAAAACCGCCAAGTCTTAAACTTAACTGATTTTTAATATTGGATAACTCGTTTTGATAATCAGTTAAGTTTGCATCTATTCTAGAATTAATATTTGCTGCAACATAGTTTATAATACCAGAAGTGTAATATTGAATATTATCTTTAATTTTAGGAACAACTATATCTGTAAGTTTTATAGATTTTTGTGTGTCTTTCCACACAATATTACCCACTATGTTTTTCGTGATACGACTTCTATCAAAACCTAAGCCAAATACTGTTGCAGGGTTTAATAACATCCATGCTTTTAACAAACTAAACACGTAATCGCTACTGCGTCTCCAAGCATTTTCTGCAGGACTAATATCTCCATAAGTAAAAATATTTTTAACATTTTGTATTAAAACATTATTTGCTAATCCACTTGTAGTGGGATCTATTAATCTACCATATTCATCTACTGGTATATGTTTTGTTAAATCAGTTCTTACATATTTTGTATTAACAGAAATAGGCTTATTTGGTTCACGTATAATACCTTTTTCTAAATCTTGCCATAAAACTAAGTTGTCTCTGGTATAAGGAGCTGGCCCATAAACTTCTTCCCACCATTTTGGTTTAATATAAAAACCTAACATTTCCCATGGATTTGTATGAGGACGATCTGTGTCGTAGAAAGTTTTGTATACATTTCTCCAAGAGCCTTGTAATATTTTACCATTAAAATCATTTGTACCGGTATAGTTGTATGTGAATCCATTTCCGTCAACAACATTATTTTTTGTGTAATCGTAGTTGTTTGCAAAAGATAACCATTCACTAAATCCATTTAACATTGCTGCATCAATGTCTTTTTGAGTAAAATATGTTGTTCTATCTGACGATGGAATAAAATCGTGAATATCTAAAATAGTAGGATCGTATTTTACTTTAATATTGTTGAATATTCTTTTTTCTAGTTCTAAAAGTAAATCGTCTCTGTAATCATCATAAGCAACAACAATACTTCCATCGTGTCCTTGGATTACTTTTTGAGGTGTTAAGTACGTTGTGTCTACAAATATTTGAGGCTGATATGCTGGAAGTAATCCTAACTTTACAGGAGTAGGTGGAACAAAGCTACCATTTGTGTTTTCATATTCATATATTTTTACAACATCGTTTATTTGTAGTTCACGATCTATGTAAACAAAGCCATTACTAAAAGTATAATCTATTTCATGTAAAAGTTGAACATCGTTTAGGTATACTAACACTGCTTTTGAATTTGGTGTAGTTAAATCAAATGTGTTTTTTAACGCAAAATAATCAGGTCCTGTAAACTCTACAGTATGTTCTTCAAATGTAAATCCAGAAAATGGAATCATGTCACTTGTATAAAATGGTTGTTGTGTTGATTTATCTTTGTTAATAACTTTAATAATGTAATCTACATGATCTTTGACTGAGCCAAAAAACCCAGAACTTTCTGCTTCTCTTAAAAAGGCTCGTTTGAAAGTATTGTATTGTTTTCTTGCAAGATTCAAACCAGATATTGCATTATATTCTTTTGAAACTAAATGATACAAAGGTAGGTTTAATGGTCCTTCGTGCTGTAACAATAATCTACCATAACTGCTTAACTCTCCTAAATCTCTAAGATTGTTTACACCTAACGATTCTCCTTCAAAATCTGGATGAAACTCTGTTATAGTTTTTACATGATCAGTTATTTCACCTAAAGTAAAAGTTGTTATATTTTCATTTAATGGATTTCTTTCATAGTTTAATGGAATCTCATAAGTACCGTTGTTGTTTTTTGGAGAGTTAGAATAACATTTTATAACCACTAAAGCATATGCATTTAAGTCGTTTGGTAATGTAACAAAAGCAAGACTGTTTCTTTTTGTAATACTAAACAAGTTTGTTTTTTTGCCATCTATATAAACTTTTACAAATAAATCATCTAAGTTTCCTGCATTAGTAAAACAATCTATAGGAAAGTTATTCAACATATTGTTGTACTGAAGTATTACAGGTTGTATTGTTTTTTTATTTGTTTTTACCCATGCATTTTTGTACTCAAAGTTATCTCCAAGATAGTTATATTTTTTCAAAAATAAAACATCCGAGTTAACACTAAAATCATTTTGTAGTTCGTCTTGGTATGATATTGTTTCAGACAAAAGATTATAATCAAATACAATATCACCTATATTATTGATGTTTCTATATTTTATAGGAAATCCTAAAATACTATCATTTGGTCCAGATCCAACTGCGTAACTAAAAACTTTATTTCCTTTAAACGTACTTGTAGGATAATATAAAGTATCATTTAAGTTATTTTCATCTTTATCAAATAAATCAAATAAAGGCGGCTGATTTACAGTTAACTTATCTTGGCTAAGATTCCATTTCTCTCCGTCATAAAAAAACATTTTTCCTTTGTAACTATTACCATTAGTAACAAGAACTGTTTCGCCTGCAATAGGATCTGAATCATCAGTTGGAACAAGACTTATCTGTGTTCTACCATTGTGTAAAATAAAGTTTACAGTATATATTTTTCCATTAACAAATGGATCAGGATCAGCAGTAAACATAACCCTCATGCCGTTTGTTATTTCAGTATTATCAATGCTGTAACCGACACTACCCTCTATTGTACTAAAAACGTCACTTGTAAAAGTATCAACCAAGTTAATATTTTTCTTTGTTACGTTTCCATGTTTCCAAAGTTTTAATCCTGCAGAAAACTCAATAATAGGACGCTTTCCTCTAGCTTCTTCGTCTAACTCAGGATCAGCATTATTTTCTAACGCAGATGCAATAATTACATCTCTATGAAACCATCTATTATATCTACTCCAAGGATTTCTGTCTGCGCTTCCTCTGTTAATCACAATGTAATCTTGGTCTGCTGGATAACTATCTGCGTATTCAAAGGGTACATCATCAAAGTTATAAGCATCAAACGGAACTTCTATTTCATCAGTAAATACAGCAGGTACTTCAAGGTCTTGTTGATTAATAATCCTAATACTATCACCTACCCCTTCAATAAACCATTCACCTTCGCTGTAAGTTGCTGGAGTAACATTTCCAGCAAATCTAACTTTCATACCATTTGATAATGTTATTCCTGTGCTTGTAGTATAAGTTTTTTTACCTAATATTTCTTTTTCAACATCTATTTCACTATTTTCTTCAATGCCCTTATTTAAAACAATACCACTTGTATTAATATCTGTACTACTAATATAATACAAATCCTCTGGTACATCAACAGGCACTGTCCATTCAATAACTCCGTTTTCAATATAGTCCTTGTCTGTTAGAACAAGTTTTCCTTCTTCATTGTAAACATATTTCGTTATTCCTTTTGTGTATATTCTTGAAAGATTATTCTGTTCTATAACTTCTGTAGGATTTAAATCTTCAACATTTCTATTATATGTAAATGCAAAAGGATGTCCTGGTGTGTTTATTTCAAATCTATAAGTCTGTTCTTTGTACAATGTAATGGTTGGATTATTAGTAAATCCATTTGGAGTAAAAACATATGTAGTGTTATTGTCTTGATCAGATGTAGTTATTTTATATGTGCTTTGTACACTTTTGCTCTGTCCAATAACAGTAATACGTTTAGGACCTAAAGGTAACCAGTAATATTCTCTAAAGTTTGTAAACTTATCCCAATCTATATGACTGTCTAATGCATAACTTTGTTGCTTATTTAAAATATTATGATTTTTTGTATCAATACCGTTGTACTTTAAGGCACCTAAATAATCAATATAGTCACCATAAAATGTTACATTATCTAACGTATCTTTTACAACAGTACTGTTTTCAAACTGATACTGTTCTCTTTCTTTTGAAACATCTGGATAAAAAGTGTCATCAATCTTTGTTGCTCTTGCATATCTTCTGCCAGCATAACTATTAAGTTTTTCTAATGTTCCAGAACTGATCATTTGATCTATACTAGATTGTAAAAACTTTTTATTAGTATCTGTCCTAAAATATTTTGGTAAAAAATCACTCGAAGTTCTTTTGTAGTTTTCGTCAGTTGGCAGAGCCGATTGGCTTTGATTTTTATCGTATGACATTAATATCCTCCACCTACTATAATATTACTAGATGTGCTTTGTATACCTGCGTTAGAATTAGTAGTTTCTGTAATAATACTACCTTGTGCTTTTAGTTTTTCAGCGGTGTTTGCTGTTATTATTTCTACATCAGAAACAGTGGCTCCACTTATAAACAGTTCATCGCTTTCACTGTTTACTTCAAACAAACTACCAAAGTAACTTGATGTTTCAGATGGTACAATAACAATACTTGTTATATCTGGAGACAAACTATTCATAATATAAGTTGAAAGTTCTGACCAGTAAAATGTTTCACCAAAATCCCAGTTTTCTAGAGCAAAATATTGATTGATTGCTTCTATAACTCGTGATTTTATATCGTTATCGTTTGTAACACGTTCTTTTGATTTTACTATTTTAAATGTTGCTTTCAACTGATTGTCTGCCTTACTACCGAATAAAACTTTGTATTTTACTGGATGATATATTACTTCATCGCTAATACTTTTAATCTGATTTATTGCATCTCCATAATCTCTATATAAACTATCACTGCTTTGGGGCAACGGTTGAGAAGCAATAGTTCCTAAAAGATATTGTCTATATAAAGTATCATAAGTTTTTGTTAAAACATACAAGTCAATAATATTACTACTACTAGGATCTATTCTTGCATTTTCGTCACTAGCATGAGTATATTGAAACTTTATATTATCTCTTCCTCTGTATGCTTTGTAACCTACAAGCTCTGTAAGTTTACGAGTGGTACTGTTTGATTGGTAAAATACGTCAGTAGAAGGATCATACCATGTTTTATCAACACTTACATTTGGAGTTCCTATTAATATTTCTTCATCTGTATACTGGTAAAACTCGCTATCAGAGTATACATACTTCTTTAAAAAAATATAATCGTTGCTATCTTGTTTTACAATCTTTTCAAATAGTTCTGGATCGTCTACTATACCGTCGTCGTCGCCGTCATAAAACACAACTTCTACTTTTTTGCTATCTACATAGCCATTTAAGTCTCTATATTCACTACTTATTGCCCAATCATAATCTTGTGTAAAGGGTGAAAGTCCTCCGGTACTAAATAAATCTCTATTAACATTTAAAACTGAAACTTTATCTCTAACAATTTTTCCAGTTTTACTATCGTAGATTTTTTTATTATTATCAAAATAAAATCTTGTTTGATTCTTACTTTCAAATATGTATCTAGATGATCTATAAGTTATTGTATAAGTATCACCATTTGTTTCAAATAATACTATCCAACTAGCATCTAGTTTTTGTCCAGTTGTATCACCTGCTAATCCTAAGCTAAAGTCGCCTAAAATATTTAAATCTTCTTGTAATATAACTTTCCATTGTCTGTCAGTAAGATCATAACGTAATCCAAAAGTTCTATAAGCAAATATCTGATCAATCATCTGACTTTTTACATCATCAATAATATCTCTAACAAACTTTATCTTTACACTTGTAAGCAATGCATCAGTAGGTATAACATTATCAAATAAAATACCTCCAAGACCATCAGCAGTTGCTTCTTGACCTGTTTTAAAAACATTAACAACTTTTGTCCAAATTTCAGACTTATCACCTATTACACTTTTAGTACCAAATAATAGTTTATTATCTTTATCAAAATAGTATCCTGTTGGTGCAGAAAACTTAACTAAAGCACCAGGTTCTAAGTATCTTAATGGACCTTCTGTTGCCGAAGATACTGCAAAGTTAATATCTCCATCAGTTATAAAACCAGAGCTTGATACAGAATCAGCAGCATATTGAGACCAACTTAGATTGAGTTCAGTATAGTTTTGTTCTGTAAACTCACTTAAATAAAAGTTACGCACATTATTATTTGCTAATATAGACGTTACTTTATTATTGATAGTATTTTCAATATCAGTTCTAGTTACAAAACTAAAACCTTCAACATTATTAAGTTTTTCTTTATATAATATACCGTCATTTGCAAAAAGATTTGTTGTACTATATTTTCCAGTAGCATCTGTTAAATCATAATATCTGTTTATACCACTACTTGTTCTATTAATAGATTTAATTTTTATTATTTCTTGACTTACACCAAGAGGTCCTACATTGTAGTCTTCACCGGTTATTAATCTGTTTTGAGTATAATATGTGCTAGGTGCATTTGTTTTAATACTTTCAGTTGTTTCTGTACTATTAGCATTATAGACTGGAGACGCAAGGTCAGCAACTATTATCATAGTTTCTACTCTTCCACGTGAACTTGTGTATGGAACACGTAAAGTTACATTTTTAATATCTGCTGGTAAAATATCATAGTCTCTATTTGCGCTTCTTCTATAATATGATCTAAATGTTCCTTTTGGTAGGGTTCCAAATGTTCCGTCGCTAAAGATAAGACTGATCCTATCATCAGTTCTTGTTAGTACGCTAAAGATATTTCTAACACCTTTATTAATACTATTATAGATTATATTATTACCTTCAACTGCCTCAACTTTTGTCCATAGATCAGACTCTAACTGATTTTCATTTAAAGAATATAACCAAACATCTGAGTTATTAATATTTGTTACGTTTACATTAATTGTTTGATTAGGCGTTGGTAGATTAACAGTAAAATCTCCTTTTTGTAAACTACCTTGAACAAAGTTAAGAAAAAATCCACTTTGTGTACTGCCTGGACCTTGGCCGTTGTCTTTATATAATATACCAAATGTATTACCCGGAAGTGGTGGTTCTTCAATCACACTACCGTTGCTTATATCCGCACTTACTACCTCAAACTCTAAATCTGCTCCATTTACAGTAGAGTTAAATGTAAATATTGGTAAAATATTATTTGCAACATTTATTTTATATTTTTCAGTTGGTACTCCGCCAACAATATCTAACTTAGTAGGAGTTCCAAATCTATTAATAGTATTGAAGCTTGCATTTATAACTTTTATAAACTGTTCATACCAGTTAGTGTTTACATTATCATTCCATTTTACAGTTTTACCACTTAGATTTACGCCATTGCTATCTAACATATTTTCAGAAGTGCTAACACTTGTAATCTTTAACAATCCTTTTGCAGCTTGATTTCGAGTAACATTATAACTCAATAATCTAGCCATACGTAATACACTTTCTCTACGTTCAGCAAGTTCTATAAAGTTTTCTCTTGCATTTAAATCTACACGATAACTGATGTTTTGACCTAAGAATGCAATCATATCAATAAGAGCAAGGTACTCACTAGATTCAATATAATCATTAAAATCTTCTGGATAGTTTTGTCTTATGTAGTTGATCATAGTTCTGCGAAGATTTTCAAAGTCATAACTTTTGAAATCTGCGTACTTGAAACTTTGGTATATTTTTTGCCAGTCTTCGGCAAGTAAAAGTCTATTTTGTCTATCGGTTGATGACATTTTGCAATCCTCAGCTAATACAATATTTATGCATTTTATAATATGCGCACATTAAAAGATACTGTTTCTTTGATCAAAAGTAAAACGTAAGTTTTCACTTATATTGTAGTCTAAGAAAGTTAATTCAGCATAAACTTGTATACCATATTCAAAACTATCAACAGTTATATTGTTAGCATTTACACGAGGATCATAGTTAATTATTGTAGTGACATTTTTTACAATAGCACTTTTTAGAGCATCAGTTAACGGTTCAAAAATTACATCCCAAATAATAGTTCCAAACTCAGGATTTTCTAGTTTTTCACCTAGTCTAATATGAAAATGATTAACAATGTCTTGTTTTATCAAAGCAATATCATTTAACACCAAATCCTTACTATCTGGATTTACTGTACTAAGTCCTCTATAACTTCTATCAACAATAGGATTATTTTTAAATCTAGGATTGTTGATTTGCAAGTTTTTGTAAAGATTTTGTTCTAAAGTGCTCATACTATATTTATTATCCTATTACTGAAGAGATTTTAACCTATTTCTTAAAGCTGTGTCTGCTCTAGTTAAATCTTGTTCTGCCTGTTTTACTGTTTGTGTTATACCTGGTACTACTGCTTCAACTGCTTTTCCTAAATCATTATCTATTTGTTGTGCAATATTTCTTAAATCCTTTTCAAAATCAACACCAAAATCAAGTTTTATATCCAAGTTAGATGCAGCATCAATAATAGACTCAAGGCCATTTGTAAACTGATCTAATGCATTATTGGGATTCCTAGCACTTTTTACATTATAAAGAGGTTTATCTAACTTTTCAGGTATGTCCCAGTTTCTTCTAACAGATACTAATCTTAGTTTAGGGTTAGTCCCGGATACTGGAATATTTTTTACAAGTCTAACATCTCTATTAGCATTGCCTACAATAGCACTACAAGTTCTTGTAGCAGGATCATAAGATTGTACAAAACCTAAAACTTGTTTAAAATCGATAGTCTTAAAAACTAATATATCATTTTTTCTAACTTTATCAAATCTAGAAAAAGGTATAGAAGTACCATAGTTTTCATAAGGTGTAACTTGACAGGTTCTCAAATACCTTATTCCACTTTTGCTTAGAATATAGTTTACAAATGCAACATTCCAGTTGTATTCTGCTTTGTATCCATCCTTACTATAATCATAGCCACTTAGTACAAATGCATCTAGTATGTTTTTATTTTTTCCATTTACTCGCCAATCTGATGCTAATGCTTTTTGCAGATTTTTTTCTAATATTTCAAATCCACTAATGTTTTCATCAAAGTCAGTAGCAGTAGGAAGTCCTTCTTTGATTCTTGGTCCTTCTATTCTATCAAATACATTGATACAGTTTTCAAAAGCAGGTACAGGAGAATCTGGTAATGCAGCAGCTCTTAGATTTTCTACCACTTGTGATAATCCAAGTTCTGTTCCGATATTTTCTGCAAAAGTATTAAAAACTGTATCTGCGTTTTGTATAGAATTTTTTGCTCTAACCGTAAAGTCTCTAGTTGTTTGACCAACATCATCTACTGCATTAGCAACAACAGTTATCAATGAATCGTCTTGTGCCATGTATTCTTCCTTAACTTAAAACTGCTCTTGGGAACCAATCATATCTTTGACTGATTATGTTTCCATTTCTTACCCATCTGCAGGCAGTAGGTGCAGTCCTCATATTATCTCCCCATACTGCAATAGCGCCTTCACTTACTCTGCCTGGAGGATTTGCTCTTCCTCTAGATGTGCTCCACGGTCCAGGACAATATGACAAAAATCCATAAAGATCAACATGGAATCTACACGGACCCATATAATATCTAGATTGCCCACGAGATCCAGAATCCCAACCAAACCCTTTTACACCTTGTTGAACACATACTTGTAAAAATCTTATTAGTATAGCTTGGTGGCTAGAGTTTCTACCATCTAATATAGTATTACCTTGATACAAATCAATATCTGCTGCATGAGCATATCCGCTTTCTCCATTAAATGTAACACAGTCGTGTCTTGTACTATTTCTCACTCTATTTCCGTTTGGATATCTTCCTTGCACTGCATTAGGGTGTCCTTTTGGTGCTTGACCTGCACTTGAAATATAGATTTTTGTAATACCTGCGGCAGCGGCGGCACGTCTAAGTATTCTTTCTAACTGCGGAGAAATATCAAATCGTCTACTACATGCACGGTTTTGTTGTATAACTATATCTCCAGCATCGCCTGAAAGACTTCTACTTTCTGCGTTTGGATTTGTTTCTACATCGGATTCGCCTTCTGGCACAACTTCACCTCTTTCGATACGTACATCTGGATGAGGCGGTGAGCCAGGTTCTGTTCTTTCAACAAGTTCAAATGCATCTTGTGCTGCAAGATAGACTTCTTCAGCATAACGAACTCTAGTAGTTAGATTATGTCCGCCCGATCTTTCAAATGTAGCTTCAAAACTTCTAGCTGCTTCTGCAGGTGTTCTTGTTTCTCTTAGTTTTTCCAAAGTTTTTGCCCATGCTTCAGGAGATGTAGGATCTGTGATTTCCCAAATAAGGTAATCTAACTGCTCTTGTAAACTTGCTTCTAGAATATCTTTATTGTAACGTTCTCTAAACTTGCGTATTCTATCTCCTCGCCATTGCACAATACCTCTAGCACCTAAACCTCCGCCAGCGCCATTGTATGCTTGTGGTCTGATTTCTGGATACGATTCAACTCGTATATTTCCTACAATACCTGCGGCTTGAGCATCTGTAAGATTTAGTTGTTGTTTTAGATAGTTAAACGCAAACTCAACATTATCGCTTAATCCAACTAGGTCTAAATCTACATCGTCTCCAATATCGCCTCCCTCGTCTAAAGGCTCAATAGCTCTGTTAGTTGTGGTGCTAACAGTTGTGTCTGCTGTGCCTCTATCTTTTCCAATATTGATAAATGTATCAGCAATAGGAGTTTTAAAACTATCTTCCGATGGTTGTCCAGCTTCAGTTCTTTCTGGTGTGTAAAGTAACGGATTTAAATTTTCATGTTGTGCCCATGGCTCATGCATTGGCTTACGAGCCAGCAAATCTGCTTCAAAAGGATTTACCGGAGGAAGTGTAGCACACTGTGTTGCTTCTGAAGCAAAATATGCTTCTGGTGCAAACACAGTTACTTCTTCTGCTTGTATTGCTGCTGTACTGCCGCCTTCGTTTATACGGACATCAGTTGAGCCATCAATATAAACCGTATTACCATCTGAGTATAAACTTAATGCACCATTAGGATTTATTCGAATAGCTTGCGATGATTTTAGGTTCATATTGCCTTCGGCCCAAACATTATATGCAATAGGAGTAAAAAACTCAAATCCAAGATCTGCTGTGCTTTTATGCTTTCCATCAACTTGTGTATTCATGTTACTTTTTGTATGCAGATTCATTGTGCTTTCTGATCTAAGGTTCATTACAGCATTTGTGTTAATATTCATACGCTGTTGGCTAAACAAATGTAAATCAGCGTCAGTTGATGTTAAGAAAATACCTCCAGTACTCTTTAGATTAAAGTTCAATCCTGTGGTAAGATTAAAATTGTTTGCACTGTTTACATTAATATTTCTATCACTATCAATGCATATTTCGCCGCTTTCTGTAATGCCAATGCTTCCTGAATTTGCACTATGCGAAATGCCTGATTGAGCAGTATCTGAAATAAATGTACCTGCATCGTGTGTTATACTATCACCGGCTTTGACTGCAAAAAACTCTCCTGATGTAGTGCTATGAGATTTTGATGTGCTATTTTTATATGTGCCGCCAATAACCATATTCATATTTCTACACTCAAAGTTGATATCTCTATCCGCACTGAAGTTTAAGTCGTTTTCAGAATGCACACTTATACTGTCATTTGCATAAATGTCAATCTTGCCATTGCTGGTCATTTCAATCCAACTTGTTCCCCTGGCATTACCTATATAAATCAAATCTTCACTATTGTGTAATAATATTTGATGTCCTGTACGAGTACGCATCCTAATCAATTCATTAGCAGGTATTGTTACATCGCCTTCAGTTGTTGAACCATATTCTCTATCAATATATTCAGATGGAGTGCTGTCGGCAGGACCTACTCTTACAAACTTGTCGTCGCCGTCATCCATAACAATGCTACTGCCACCTAATCTACTACTTGGAACATTTATTTCATTTTGCACAGTGCCAATATTAGTAGTAGGAGCGTTTGGTCTTTTGTCCATAGGACCAGGTGTGCTTACACCAAAAACCATGCTAGGAACTTCTCTTCTAGCACTTGTGCTTGTAGTTCCTCTAATATCATCAGCTAATAAACCTTGTTCGGTTAACGTTTCAATGAATAAATCGTTTCTTGGTTTAGGATAGTTAGTTGGCTGAGTTTCTCCTGAAGGATTAATAGTTGCTCTATTGTATTCTCCAACCGGTACTTTCAATCCTTCAGCAGCGGCTACTACTTCTGGTATTTCACTTTGTAAATCAACATTACCAACTGTATTAAGTGTACTAGCCCTGCCATCAGGAATCATAAAGTTCATAAAATCATCTGGTACACATGCAAACCAATATCCAAAATCTCTTCTACCTTCTATGAGCATTACTAAAACTTTTGAACCCACATCAGGAGGAACAAACCACATGCCATAACTTTGTGTTGTTTCAGCATAGGTAGTTCCAGCTTTTAATCCTGTTTTAGGTGTACTGCCATAAAAAGGAGGAGCATAAAAACAACTAACTACTTCGTTTGTTGCTTGGTAATCGTCACCAGTATCATTATAGGACAATAACTGAACTTGTAATGCACCCATAAACTTTTGATCAAGATGGGATACAATCCTGCCTATAAACGGTCCAGTATTGTATGATCTATCCGACGACCTGGCTGTTCTACGTTCTTGTGATCTCATTTTAATCCTTTGAATATGTTATCTATATCGTTTTTAAAGTTTTTGGCTAAATCGTTTATACCTGCAAGAGGGTCTCTTACAAATGCTAAGGTTTTTTGAATATTAGATTCTATTTGCCTTGCTTCTGAAATCAAGTTGTCAAACTTGTTTAAAACTTGATTTAGATTTCCTGGAGCGATTTTAGCTAAACTTTCGATATTTAAATTTTGAAAATGCGTGTAGGCTTCTTGAAACTGTTGAGCTTTTTGTAATAGTGGTCTAAACTCATTGTTTGCAACATTTGCAATGTCTTCTAACAACAAGTTATTGTTTACAGTGCTTGATACTCCATTTAGTATGTTCCTAATACGTAAAACACTTGCAGAGGGCTGATTTGCCATACGTAGTAAACTAAGTGTATTAGTGTACAAGCCGTTTGAAAAGTTAGTTGTATATGAAACAAGTTTGTATATACCACTAAACTGATTTACTGGATCTAAGTGTAAAAGGTTACCATTATAATCTACTGCACTTTTGAAATCAACTAAAATAAAAACTTCGCCTCTTTGAAAATCTACAGTCCCGTCAATATTAGCGCCTTCAGGTCCTGCTTCTGCAGATCTATTTCTAGCATCGCTGTCATTTAAGTAAAACGGATCTCCCCAAATTTTTATTTCCAGTTCTATATTATCTACATCACTATTCAAAATATTTGCATTAAAAATACGTGCAGCACGAACTGCGTTATCCTCCATGCCAGCGCCGCCGGATGCATCTAAAGGTATAAAGTTAACTCTATTTGCTCTCATTATTCTACTAGTAGGACTTGACAAAGGTTGAACAGTAGGTGTATATTGATTATTATTTTGAAGATTCGTGATACTACCGCCTTCTTGCACGTTAGTAGGAACATTTGCTGTGGTGGCAAGTTCTTTATAAAAACTGTTATCAATAGTAAAGGTAAAATCTAAAATATCAGCATTGTCTCCAGTATAACTATATCTATATGCTTTTTGAGCGTTGTCCATTGCATGAATATAGTTAAAATCAGTTGTTATTTGAGATACTGAACTAGCATGTACTCTATACGGTGTTACTACATAAACAAGTTCATATGCAGGTCTACCAGAAACTTGGTCTTCTTGTACATCGGCTATAAAAGTTTTTGTAGATATTTTAAACCAATTAACCATTTCATTAACAGGCACTTGTTGTAGTAAACTTTTACCATAATCACTTGTTAATATTACTTCTTCAATAATCCTTTCTATTTTCATTCCTGGAGTAAACTGAAATCTTCTTTCAGTTTCGCTTATTGACATTCCACCCCTTTGCCAAACTCTACGCTCCTCATTCCAGATAATCCTATTATCGCCGAAATCATTAATACCAAAATCATTAAAGTTGTTTACAATAGCACTATTTCCTATCTCATTTAGAGATGGATTAAATGCAGCACGAGCTCTTGATGTTCTTTGAGCAGCTATTTCTTGTTCTTGTGCAAGTCTTTCATTAGGATCCAATGAGCTAAATCTAGCAAATCCTCCTCCTATCGATTCATGAAACTCTCTAAGTTCTTCATCTGTTGACAATCCGCTCACTCTGCTGTTACGAACTGAATTAATTTGTTGTTGTATGTCTATTCCTCTTTGAGCATCTTCACCTGATTGTATTGCTGCTGTGTAAGTATTTTCGCCACCTGTTACATTAGACACATCAGAAGGAAACTCTATTCTATATGCATCAGGTCTAACTACAAGTCCTTGTTGAGATTTTTGGTATTCTTGTCTGTTTAGTTCTGTTACAAATCCATTTAAAACTTCACCTACTGTAGCACCAGAAAATGTAGTAGTGGTTCTAGTGTTTTGAAATGTATCTGTAAATGCTACATGATTGTACGGAATGGCGTTAAGATTATACACACTACCTGATGCTTCAACTGAAAACTTCATATCTACTAGTTTTAAACAAATACACGATCCAGGAATAACTGATACTGATCCTGAATCATCGTATCCTACGAATTCACAAGCAAGCATAAATGGAGCATTTAAATAATTTGTATGATTAACTTGAGCAGCCGCGATTGCTAAAGACTGAAAAAACAATCCTACACTGTAAGGCTCAGTTATAGTGAAATCTGCTTGTATCACATTACCATAGCCAGTACCAGGATTAGGTTGATGCAAGTATTCTACATTGACATCTTCGATAAAATATTCAACATTTACACCTAGTGCTTGTTCTACAGCAGTTGTAATAGTTTTATCAGGAAATCCTCCAGTTTCTATTAAAGCTACACCACTGTTAAATCCTATATCACCAGTATTAAACTCGTCTTGAGATAATACAGAAAGTCTCCAGCGATAGTTGTAAGAAACAAATCTATGTAGAGGATTTGGTATGCTCATTTAGGCTCCTAGTAATCTATCAAGATAACTTTTCTTTGGTAACTTTATTTCTGTTCCTGCTATAAAATCAAATATAGGATCTTTGAGAACTTCCATATTACGATTTGTAAACACCCACCAAAGTTTTGAGTTTTGATAAAGGTCATAAGCTAATAAATCTGGTCTAAAGTTATATTGAGGTTGTATAACATAGTTTATATCATTATCTTCTCCAACAATAGGAATATGAATGTAATATTCAAGACTATTTCTTCCTATTCTAGTTAGCTGATAAGGACTTGTTGAAGGATATTGTGCCATTAAATAAATCCTCCTCTAGATGGGTCAGTGATATATGCACCATTAGCAAAACTATCTAAACTAAACTGTCTAGTAATATCTCTGCTGTATGCAGGTTGGACTGTTATGTTTAATGTGCTTAGTACAGGTACATAAGTATATGTTCCAGCAGCAGATTGTTCGCCAATTTCACTTTGTGCAATAGGAACTTTTATATAATCAACATCTCTTGGCAAATCTACGCTAAACATTTTAACAATAACTGGAGTTCTTTGAAAAACAAAATCTCCATATCCACTCAGTGCTACTCTTGGTGGTGGGGCACCTTTAGCACTACCAGTGCCATAAAACATTTTTGTTATAGTTCTTAAAAAATGAACACTAGCTATCCAGTATCTTCCATCTGCTTCGTTTTCTACAGGAAACTCGCCGGTGATAGTTATGTCTTCAACTTGACTGTTTTGATAAACAGGGTACGGATAGTTAGTATGTGTAGGGGCCAGCATCTGATAGTTTGCACTATGTGTAACAAGTATCTGAGGAGTTGTTGGAAAAACCATACTAGAGTTACTGTTTCTTAAAGGTGCAAAAATACTAGACGAAAACATACCTTGAGGATTTGCTGGTAAATGTAACCTCACACGCCAATCTTCTCCAATGCCATTATCAGCTAAAAAACTAGCACTTTGAATCACTGGAGTCAACGGTTCTGCACCAGGTGGTAAAGTTCCTCTCCTTACAGTTGATATTAAACCAAACGGATCGTCAATAAAATCGTCAAATGTATTTTTTATATTTTTTACTCTATCAACAGTTGTGTTTACCGAGCCAATAACTCCACTAACTTTGTTTGTAACATCTTTAACTGTATCAAGAAAATTCCAAAAACTCATAGCATATCTCCTATAGTATTTAGTTGACTTTTTTAAGTACGTAGTTTATAATAAATATAGTCTTAGGAGCAAAAATGGCTAGAAAAGTAAATTATTTAAACAATAAAGACATGCTTACAGAGATACACAAATCTAAAAATACATTTTGCAGTTTTGTTGAACCTGAATACGCAAACTACGATATTATAGTACAAAATATAGATAAAATTAACGTTAGAACTATTGCAGAAGCTAAGAAAAATCGTGCAAAACAGTTAACCAATAAAAAATACGAATACGAAAAATCACTTGGTAATAAAATAAAGTTAGCAGATTGCGAATATGATTATAAAAAAGTACAAAAAAACGATTTAATTTTTCGTGTTATGACGTTTGACCATGTTCCAGAAGAACCAGGACGCAAGAAAAACCCTAAAACCGTTGCAGATCATAAAACAAAACTTAATTTTCCTCCGTTCCAACACTACAAGTTTGATGAAAACGACGAACTTGTTTGTGTAGGTAAAAGTCATTGGACAGGCGGTATGGAAAATGGACATTTTGAGAAAAACTCAGGCCGAGCAACTAATAAGTTAGCAATGATGTGGTTAAAACTTGTAGATCGTTATGCAACAAGAGGAAATGTACGTGGTTACACATACAATGACGAAATGAAAGGTCAGGCAATCTTACAACTTTCACAGATTGGATTGCAGTTTGATGAAGCTAAGTCACAAAATCCATTTGCATATTACACAGCAGCAGTAACAAACAGTTTTGTGCGTGTTATTAACTTAGAAAAACGCAATCAAAACATAAGAGATGACATTTTAGAAATGAACAATCTTAACCCAAGTCATACTAGATTACATTCAGGCGAGTGGGAAGCCGCTCAACGAAGAGAAAACGAAGGAAAATAATCAGTTGACTTTGTTTTATCAGTGTTTTACAATATAACTAAACACGGAGTATAAGTTTGTTTAAAAAAGCAGCAGTATTTACTGACATTCATTTTGGTATGAAGGGCAATAGTCGTGTCCATAACCAAGATTGCGAAGATTTTGTAGATTGGTACATTGAAACAGCAAAACAAAACGGTTGCGAAACTGGTATTTTTTGTGGAGATTGGAATCACAACAGGAACAGTCTTAACTTAACCACTATGGATGCAGGTATCCGCAGTTTAGAAAAGTTAGGTGCTGCATTTGATAAGTTTTATATGTTTTCTGGCAATCATGACTTATATTACAAAGACAAACGAGATATTAAAAGTACAGAATGGGCAAAACACATACCCGGTATTACAGTTGTTGACAATATGTTGCAAATAGACGATGTTGCATTAGTTCCATGGATGGTAAATGATGAATGGAAACAAGTTGCTGCCATTGATTGCAAATACATGTTTGGACATTTTGAGTTGCCAAACTTTTTAATGAATGCAATGGTTAGAATGCCTGATCATGGTGAACTCAAAGCAGAAAACTTGAGTAAACCTGAGTATGTATTCAGTGGACACTTCCATAAACGCCAAAATCAAAAGAATGTACATTACATTGGTAATGCTTTTCCGCACAACTATGCAGATACTTGGGATGATGACCGTGGTATGATGATATTGGACCGTGAAAATGCAGAAGAACCAGAATATATCAACTGGCCAAACTGTCCAAAGTACCGTACAGTTAAACTATCACAGTTGATTGACGAGAAAGATAGTTTGATCAAACCAAATATGTACTTGAGAGTAACTCTTGATTTACCTATTAGTTTTGAAGAAGCTAACTTTATTAAAGAAACATTTATAAAAGATTATAAATGCAGAGAAATTACGCTTATTCCACAAAAAAACTTAGAAGAAATGAGTTCTGAATTAGATATTGAACACTTCGAAAGCGTTGATCAAATAGTAAGTAATGAAATTTTAGCAATAGATAGCGATAACTTTGATAAATCATTACTTTTAAAAATATACAATGAGTTAGAATGATAAAACTTAAAGATCTTACAGTAAAAAACTTTATGAGCGTGGGTAATATTACTCAAGCAGTTGACTTTAACGAAGAACAGTTGACACTTGTACTTGGTGAGAACCTAGATCAAGGCGGTGACGACACCGGATCACGCAATGGTACAGGTAAAACAACTATTATTAATGCACTATCCTATGCATTGTACGGTCAAGCACTAACAAACATTAAACGTAATAACTTAATCAACAAAACTAATAGCAAAGGTATGTTAGTTACACTAAACTTTGAGAAAAATAACACTCAGTACCGTATCGAACGTGGTAGATCACCTAATATACTCAAGTTTTTTGTAAACAATCAAGAACAAACTGACGAACTCGACGATAACAGTCAAGGTGATAGTCGTAAAACACAAGAAACTATTGGCGATTTATTGAATATGAGTCATGATATGTTCAAACATATTGTTGCACTTAATACCTATACTGAGCCTTTCTTGAGTATGCGTACAAATGACCAAAGAGCTATTATCGAGCAGCTATTAGGCATAACAATTTTAAGTGATAAAGCAACATCTTTAAAAGATATTGTAAAAGAAACGAAAGATCGCATTACAGAAGAAACATTACGCATCGATGCTATCAATTCTAGCAACGAAAAAATACAAAACAGCATTAATTCGTTAATCAACAGACAAAAAGCATGGAAAAGCAAACAAAAAAGCGACATTGAACGATTAGATCAAGCTATTTCAGAATTAGAACAACTAGATATCGATAAAGAGTTAGAAAATCACCAAAAGTTGGTGGATTGGACTGAACTTAATAACAAAATAACAAGTTTTAACAAAGAAAAATCTACTTTAGAGAGTGCTTTGATGCGAGCAACTAAAAGTGTTGACAAAGCAAGCAAAGATATTGCAGATTTAGATGATGCTACTTGTTATACATGCGGTCAAGCACTGCATGAAGACAAAAAGGCGGAGATTCTTGCAACTAAAACCAAAGATTACCAAGATTCTATGGCATATCAAACAGAAGTTGCTGATAAACTCGAAGATGTAGTTAAAAATCTCAACGATATTGGTAATATTAACGGAAAACCTAATACTTTCTACGAAACTGCTAAAGAAGCATACGAACACAGAAACAACGTAGATAACTTAAAGCAAGCTAAGATAAGTAAACAGCAAGAAGAAGATCCATATCAGGCACAAGTTGATGATTTAACCAATACAGCGTTACAACAAGTTGATTGGTCTACAGTAAACGAACTTAATAACTTAAAAGAACACCAAGAGTTTCTCCTAAAACTCCTGACTAACAAAGATTCTTTCATTAGAAAGAAGATTATTGACCAAAACTTGGCATATTTAAACGCAAGGCTCACATATTACCTAGATAAAATAGGCTTACCGCATCAAGTGGTGTTCCAAAACGACTTAAATGTTGAGATTACACAACTTGGTCAGGACTTAGACTTTGATAACTTGTCAAGAGGCGAACGTAACAGACTAATACTTGGACTTTCGTTTGCATTCCGTGACGTTTGGGAGTCATTGTACCAAAATATCAACTTGTTGTTTATAGATGAGTTAATCGATAGCGGCATGGACACTGCTGGTGTGGAAAATAGTATAGGCATACTCAAGAAAATGACTAGAGAGCGTAACAAAAACGTTTTCTTGATTAGTCATAAGGACGAATTAGTCGGTAGAGTTAACAATGTGTTAAAAGTTGTTAAGGAAAACGGCTTTACCAGCTATGCAAACGACATTGATATTATAGAATGATTGAAGATGACACACATGATAAACTTGTAAAGGCATATCTTGATTATTTTGCCTTGAATGAAGAGTTTCAACAACGTCCTGCTGAGTTAAAACGTAGAAAAGTTAGGAAAAAACTTATTGAAATAACAAAGTTGTGCAGAATTAGGCGAGAAGAAATACTACAAGAACATATTAGGCATGTAAAAGACGGCAGAGCAAAGAATAATCCAAAAAAGGCACGTGAAGCAAATCCAAAAAATAACTAATGTATGAGTTGGACATACAAAGGCAAGAAGGTTGAATCAATACCTGACGAATACGAAGGCTTTGTATATCTGATTACAAACAAAAAGACAAAACAAAAGTATGTAGGCAAAAAACTAGCAAGGTTTAAAACTACAAAGCCACCACTAAAAGGCAAAAAGAACAAACGTCGAGGCTACAAAGAAAGCGATTGGCGTGAATACTGGGGAAGTTCAGATAGACTGAACGAAGATGTAAAAACT